CAACCTTGAACCGGGTACCCGAGTACGAACGGAAGATGATAAAGTCACCTTCTTTGCACCATGGTCCGGCAGGGAAGCGCGCTGGGTCACTATAGGCCTCGGGGCCAATAGTAATGACATAGCCAATGATAGAGGCTGTTTCTTCCATCTTTTTCAGTTGGTCGGGCATATAGACCCCACCCTCTGTCTTTCCGGTCATCTCAGGAACAGCAATGAGGATTCGATATCCTCGCGGCTCCGGGAGTTTTGCGACAAGTGTCGCGTCCATTTCAGTATCAGTAACGTACATCGTAGCTCCTGCAGTGATATGAGGCTCACCGTGCCTATGCGTGGTCGATTCCACGAATGCGTATTACTCTAGGGTATATCTCTGCTCAAGATCTTTCAGTTCACCTTCGAGGCGGGTAAGGGCAGTGTATTCTCCTACACTGCGCCAATACTCTTCTGGCGTTTTTGCGCCGCCTTCAGCGAGGTTTACCTGCAGGCTAATCTTGCGGGCCTCTAACTCGCGAAGGACTGGGTAAAAGATGCCTTCGCTCATTCAGTCAGCCCCTTTGCCATTTCCATGATGACATTTGCGGTCTCCACCTTGGTTTTTTGGTCAAGCTCAGCGGCCTTGACGCTCATGTTTGCGGCGGCGCGCTCGCGCTCGGCCTCAACCCGATCTGCTTGGATCATCGCGTTGGCTTCCTTGGTGACCTTGTCCAACTCAAACTTCAGCATATCCAGCTCGATCTTGTGCGCCAACTCTTTTTCCTTGATCGCGAGCTCGCGCTGCTGGATCTGAGTGAGCGGATCAGCCTGCTGATCAGCGGCTTGCTGTGCAGCGGCTTCTGCCTGATCTTTCTGGAACAGTTTTGTTGCTGCCTGTGCAACGAGGCGAGATACCTGCAATTCGATATCCTCGGGCATAGGCGCCTCTGGGTCGGGCAGCTCGACACCAAGTTGTTTTTGTATCTCGACGCGATACTGAAGTGCGACATGTTCGGTAATGTGAGACATCATCGCGGACTGAATAGCCGCAGCAAATGGGGACTGCCCAACAATCTGTTGGAGCTTCGGATCGTTCATCGCCATCATATGTGTCTGGATATGCGCTTCGTGGTCTTGGTACGCAAAAGCCTTTACCGGCTCTTGCTTCAAGATCGCCATATTTTCTGTCACTGGATCACGTGGCTTAATGTCGTCCGGCAGTTTGATGATGTCGGAAGCGTCTTGGATGCCCATCACGTTCAGCATCTGCTGGTGTAGCTTGCCCATATCATACAGTTGAGGTGCCTGTTGGGCCAACTGCAGAGCGGCTTGATACTGCATAATCCGTTGCGCCATCGTGGCTGCGTTTGGATCAGACACAGGAATCACGTCTACCTTGCTGCCAAAGTCCTCGACGCGGTTTGCGGGCTCATCAAGTTCATAGGAATACTCTGGCGGCATGTGGTCGCGTACAATCCGCGCCAAAATCCGTAGTTCTTGCTTCATGGCAGCGTGCAGGCGGGCCTGAATACCCGACATAACTTTCATGGAGCGTTCCATAAGAGCCAATGTAGTTCCCACAGGCGCCTGCGCGTTCATGTCCCCAACCTGCATGTCCCCTACGGAGCCAATGCGACGGCCCTCTTCAACGACGTTTTGCATCAGCGCCATCAGAACTTGCGACGGCTCTTTATAGGGTAGGGGGACGATAGAGTCTTTGATAGTGCCACCTGCTACGTCGACATCGCGGAACTCGCCGGGCATAATTGGGGTGTTGTCGCCCTTGATGCGGAGCCCACGGGTCTTGAAGCCGGCTGGAAGGTTTGACAGCGTGCCAGCGTCGATCAACTGACGCATGATAGAAGTAGCCGACTTGGTAAGCCCGCCGATCGTGTGGATCAGACCGGTGCCATAGAAGCCCATCCCGGGTAGGTATGGGTAGTGCACGAAGTGCATACGCTTCTGTTTCTTCGTGTCGTCCTCATACCAATTCCGGCGAATCGACAGGATAGTAGACGACGACTTGTCGAGCGTAACGACGTAGGGCAGGGCGAGCCCTCTTGGGTCATTTAGAGGTTCTGGTAGGTCCAGATCAACGTGCATCTCTAGGATCGTGTGACGCTCATCGTCAGAGACGACACGCTCGGTGCCCTCCATCTCGTTGTATTTCTCCTCGATGTCGCTCATGTCTGGCGATGGAGCGGGCAAGTCAGTATCGCGATAGAAGCCAGCGACTTGCAGAGCAAGAATTTCTTCGTCTGTCTTCTTCATAATATGCGTAAACCGGGGAGTGGTGCGCAAATTTGACGAACCATAGGAAACAACGAAGTCTTCTGCCGGCACAAAGAGCGAAACAGGGCGCTCCAAGATCGGGTCGAAGTAGATTTTCTTGAACGCAGAGCCTGCCAGTGGCAGTTTGAACAGCATCTGCTCCATCTCGTCCCGATAATCGGGCATCTCTTCGGTAATTAGGTAATTTAGCTCATTTTCAACGCGTTGCGCCTGTTTTGTGCGCTCCGTGGTAATCTTACCCATAATTTTGGTGCGTGCGGGCCCACTTGCGGGCATCAATTCGCTCATAGCCTGCGCTTGGAACCGGATAACCGCCTCAGTCATCATCGGGTGATACACCCCGGAGGCGCCATTCCATGGCTGCGTGCGCTCTTCGACCTTCATACCCAGCAGATCGAGGCCTTTGATATATGCCTCAGCCCACTCTTTGCGGGACCGGCGGTCAGTATTAAAATGTTCTATAAGGTCGGACGCTAGAGACTGTAGCTCAGCCTCATCCAAATACTCCGTAAGGTCATCATCATGTTCGCCGGTAGGGTCTACCTCACCATCTTCAGTGCCGCCGAAATCGACAACAATGCTGCCATCCTCTTGGGTGGTTTCAGTTGGGTCTTGAATATCCTCAATGGTGATATCCATGCTATCTGACAGTTCGTCAGGCTGCATCAGGATATTGCTTGGCTCCATTGGTTTAGCGACGGCCATACTGAAATCTCCTATTTCTTGGGTGCAGCATACATTTTCGGAAGGTTGTACACAAGTAATTCCATATCCCGAGTCGAAGCGTTGGATTTCATACGGTTTGCCTTTGCCGAAATGATCCAACAGTTGTCCATCGTGTACCCTTTTTTGGAGTCCTTGCGGTCTACCGTAGGGGTGTTGTCGGCTACGGTCCGCTGTAGAAAGACAAACTCAATCCCTAGAAGGGGGCATCGCTCTGGTAGATTTTCTAGTAGCCACTCCTTGGTTATATCAACCTCGCACATTCGGATCTTCGCTCTGCGCCTTGCATTATAGGCAGCTTCCGCCGCCCATGTTTCCCGGGGGTTATCCAGCCTCTTCTTACTTCGCTCAGCGCGATACGCATCCGTTCGTATTCTAGCCATGGTACCCTCCACAGTTGCGCGGAGGATATCATATTTTTAAGGTACTTAATAGTAGTCTGCTTTTTTCTGGCCGACCATGTACATAGCGTCCTCATCTTCGAAGTCAGATGGGAGTTTAATAAACCCACCTTGGCGAAATCTCATCAGGGCCATAACACTCGAATCGACAAGGTCATCATGGCTGGCAAACGGGAATCCCGCAATTTCTTCGATCACTTCTTCCGCCCAGCGAGTCTCCGGCGCCCATACGAGACCAGAGGAGATAATATCTGCAACAGAGTTGAGACGAGCCATCTTGTCCCCGGTCCCCCGGTGGGGGGTGTACTCCTGCACGGGGATACCCATGCGGCGCATCTCTTGATAGAGAGCGACACCAGAGCTCTTTTTTTCCACGATGAATGAGTCTGGCTCCCACGCCTTATACTGCTCGAGCGCCATCTTCTTCAGTTCAGGAAACTCGTACCGGTCCTTGATAGCATCAAGGAGGATGATGTTGTGGTTGTTGACCTCTTCGTTGAAGAAGACACCCCAGATTGTCAGCGCGGTAAAGTCGTTCCTTGTCTTTGTTTCTGCTGCGGAGTCGAGTGACATGATGATGTACTCACACTCTGGGGGCTCATCGTCTTCCCACCGCATCCACCATTCACGTTTGACGATGGCCGCTTCTTCTGCCGTTGGCTGCTGCTGATACTGCGAGTTCCACTGAAACACAGGCATCGACGCCTTGGTGCGCAGCAGCGCCGTCATATCGAAGAACTCTGGCCACAAGGGCTTCTGCACGAAGCGCGTTACTTCCTCACCGTCTTCGTCGGTCTCAGTCACTTCGACATCGAGAATCGCGGGGAACTCAATAATGTTGTACTGGTCGGCGCCCTCGTTCTTGACCATGTCTCGCGTAACCCGTCCGGTCAGGTCGTCGAGGTGCCATCTAGTATTGTGAGATACCAGCCTGTTGGCAATGAAGTTTTCCGTATCCTCAACTTGAAGGTCAAAAACTTCTTCATCGCCACTAGGTGTGATTGACTCAATCCGCTCGAGTGTGAAGTCGGAAATACGCGGCAATGGCGGTAGCGGTACGCTCAGTTTTTGCATATCCAACTGCAAGGTTGCAGTCATTACAGAGGAGCGCCCGTACTTGCCCACCTTCATGGCAGTGGTCAACGCAAAGTTTGTTTCCCCAATGCGCTCGGGTATTACTACTCGATGGGGGCTGTTTGCAGATAGCACAAACTCCGCCTTGCTCCGCCAAGCGGTAGTTATACTCCTCCATAGAGATACCATACCTGTACTTGAGCTTAGCTTCCCTATTCTTTTCAGGGCTACGACGCCCATAGCCATCCGCCCACCGCACTGCGTTGTAGTGACTAGCGCACTTGTTGCCGGCGTGTGCGGGTTCGTCGCACCCGTGGGTGTCGCATGTTTTTCCCTTATACTTCCCGTGATATCCAAGTCCTCGGTAGGGCGCGTTTGGGTGCTTGCGATGCCATGATTCACGGGACCGGCAAGCTCCGCACTTGGACGGTCTGGTCTTAGCTCGCCCGGTACCGGTGCACCCTTCAGTGATACAAGGGAATCGCCCACCTTCAAGTCTCGTACTCGTGTCCATACAAGCGCTCCTGTTTCGGTCCGGACGAGGAACGGATGTCGCTCGTTAGCCTTCACCGTATGTGAGGTTGTCGTAATTGTAAATACGGAATCTATACCATTTGACCGGTGATTCAAGACTTTTTGGTTGGTTAACACCCCATCACGATAAGATGCGACCATATCCCCGGGGCGAATATCACGTAGCGGAGTTTCAGTCCCATCAGGGCGCAACACGGGAGTATCCCCCGTCATACACTGTACGATAGCTACGCGCCCCCCGGGCATCAAACGTGTCCGGGCCCCGAAGGTGAACCACTCGTATGCTTTCTGGAACACTTCAAAGTTTCCGTTGATGACGTCCTGTTCCGAGTGAGGGTCATCGACCAGCAGGAGGTCAGCACCGCGACCAGCGATTGACGAGCCGATACCACAAGCGAAGTACTCACCGCCAAAGTTTGTGTTCCACCGGCCAGCAGACTTACTGTCTGTAGCCAAGCTGACATTTGGAAACAGTGCATGATACGCCTCCTCGGAGAGGAGGTTACGAACCTTTCGACCAAAATCCACCGCGAGGTCCGTGGTATGCGACACCATCATAACCTTCTTGTCCGGATTCCGCCCGAGGAACCATGCGGGGAAATAGATTGACACAAGCTGGCTCTTACCATGACGGGGCGGGATGTTCACGCAGATCCGGTCTTCGCCATCCTCGGCGTCGGGCCCCCGCTCAATCGCCATCAGCTGATCAGCCAAGATTCTGTGGTGCCGGCCAACCTTGTAGTCAGGCTGCATGTATTTACAGAACTCAATCAAGTCATCCCGGGCAGCATCCAGCTGCTTTCGGCGCTCTAACTCCTCGAGCTGCGTTGTGATAGCAACTACCTCCGCCTCAGAGAGGCGGTCTAGATTCTGCAGGAGAAGATTAAGTTCCTCTTCACTGAACCCGAGGTCGAGCGAGGTGTTAGCCATTCTTCAGCCCGGCATAGTAGTCGTGCGCTAGGGAGGATACTGCAAACCCAAGGGAGATCCCCCCGCCAGAGATACGGGCTCCTGCCCACCCAGTACCAAGCGCATGGTCTGGTAGGACATATGCGTAAGCGATCGCGCTAACCTCTCCCGTCTTGGCGCGCTCGAGCAGTTCTTCCAGAACTTGGATGATTTCTTCGTCTGGACCGCCCGGCACTGAGGGACCAGCCGGGCCAACGGGCCCGCCATGTAGAGATATAACTTTACTCATCTTCATCATCCCATGCTGAGTCTAGAATTTCGGCATTAAGCAGCGGAGTCGCGTCGATGACGTCTGCATCTTCAACTGGATTCACCAACTTGCTGAGCTTAGCCCGCAGGTTTGCACGGAGATCCTCGCTGGTCTTGTTGACGATCGTGATTTCGCTTTTCTCAGCAAAGAGCCCCACGTCGCTGATCTTGCCAAGTAGCTCGAGGGCCTTGATCCTAATCCTTGGATCGGGATTGTCTGATTCCTCTATGAGCCGGTTGGTCACGAAGTTACGCACCTGTTCGGCGCTTTCGACAATGTTGTAGCTGAACTTCTTCAGCTGCTGGTCAATCGCTCGTAATGCGGCAGGGGTCATTTGTCCTATCCGTTTGTCAGTCAGCGAACGCGAGGCCTCGTCCGGGTTTTTAGCAAAAGCAAGTGTGACCTTGCCCGCCGCCTCAATGTCGGCATCAGTGTACGATATCTCAAGGCCATGCTCGGCAAGCAGGTCAAGGGTCTTTGTAGCAGCTGCAGCCATCTTGTCTACATCTAGTGGGTGCTGCGGTGAACTTGGCAGCGGTGGCCCGAAAGTAGGAGTAAGGTAGATCGTCAAAAAATATCATCCTGTTTTAGGGCGTGTGTGCAGTGTACTGCAATATACCCCCCTATGGGAAGTGGGTCTTATAAGGGGGGCCTTTCTCTATGGAGGGGGGTGGGGGTAGAGGAAGTAAGATTTGAGCATGGGGGGGTCTTGTTTGCCTGCCGGTAGGCGTGTATGCCGGCAAAGTATCTGTAGCTCAATGGTTAGAGCTGGGCGCTCATAACGCTTAGGTTAGGGGTTCGAATCCCTTCAGATACACCAAATCTAGCAAAATATAGTACCGTATACAAAGTGCGATGTTCTCGCATTGTTCTAGTTTGGCTATGTTCTGGTATTGTTCCAAACGTGATTTGTTTGCGCAGATTAGTATGTATAAGCGGCGCAGCCCGATCGGTTTTTCGGGGGGTAGGCCCCTAGGTGGGGGTAATCAAATCGCGATTTTGGCCCCCGAAATAAGGAAATCGGAGTTAGATTTGATCTAACTACCACGCCACCCGCTTGTATCCAATACCAAACTATGACAAAACAGATTCACCGACGGCAAGAAATAAGACCTTCGGCATCACAAGGAAAATAAGCAATGTCTAACGCAATGAACACTACCGCCTTGCAGAATATCAACCCCCTAACCGTTCAGATCCCAGCCGCATTTGCACTGGCATTTGAAACCGCCGCCGACGACATCGACCGCTTGGCCGGATCGACCAAGACCCTGCGCGATGCAGCGGAAGAGGCGGGCTTTACCTTGGCGCACTTGAGCGCCCCAAACAAAGAAAGCACCCCCGAACATCGGTTTAGCTATGCAATGGCGCGCCGCATGGCAGCGCAACGCTTGGCATCCAAACTAGGCGCACCGCTGGAAGCATTTGAACCGGTATTCAACGACGCGACCGAGAGCAGAGCAGCGATAACAATCGGGGGAGAAACCAAGAGCAAGAAAGCATGGCAACAGAGCCTGAATTTCGTTTGGAAACCAGTGAAAAAGGCTTGGGTCGACAACATCCGCGCCGAAGCCGACGACCTGCAAGCAATCGCCCGTGCCGCCAAGACCGAGCTTGACGCCTTGAAAGAGGCGGCGGAAAAAACGGCCATGATTGTGGACGCACAAGAGGCGCAAGAACAGGAGGTGCAGAAGCAACTTGCCCTTGCGAACGCAGAAGCAGACGCAGCAGCGACCGCTAAAGACAAAGCCAAGGCCAAGGCCAAACTGGCAATGGTCGAGGAGAAACTCGAGGCGCAGCGCGCCCTAGTCGCGGAAGCAGAGGCAGCAGATCAGGCAGCATTGCTTGCTTGCGCCATTCAAGCAGAAGCACTGGACGAAATCCAACTGGACGTCCAAGAGAAGCTGGCCCTCTTGCCAGCAGCGCGCGGCCCGAAAGAACGCGCGAACCCCGTTGACGCCTTCGCGGCAAAACTGGACGCCTTGATCAAAACCGCAACCGAAACAAGCGATGACTTCGGCAGCGCTGCGCTGGACGACGTGGTGCATCACCTGAAACGCGCCCGCTCTTTTCTGAATCAAGTCGCACACTAAGCAAACTAGGCGCCCCGCAATGGGCGCCTTTCAACCCTCATCCAAATAAGGAAAGCAGACCATGAAAGAAAAAATCCTAGACGTGATCCAACTGATCCTTCTGATCACCATCGCCATCATTGTATGGCACATCACCCCTTGACCATCACCCCGCAACCGAAAGGTTGCGGGGTTTTTTTTATGTCCAAAATAAGGATCGCCGCCCCGCCCCGCCCCGCCCCGCCAGCAGCGCGGCCCCCGCGCCGTTCGGCTCCTCCGTCGCCAGTTACTACAGGCGGTGGCGTGTGCAGCTAGTATGCAGGCGGATTCGGTTTTGCTGTGACCAGTTACTACAGGCGGTGGTGTGCTTGCTGCGTGGCGCAGAGTTAGCTGGGCTCTAACCAAGATCGGCTTGGCCGTGACCAGTTACTTCAGGCGGTGGTGTGCGCTGCACAAACTATAGTTAGACCTCGTCTAACAAAACTGCCCATGACCAGTTACTTCAGGCGGTGGTGGGCTTCGCGTAGTTAGACGCCGTCTAACTACATCCGAACATGACTGTGTGGCCGCAGAGTAAACTCTCGCGGGCCTATGGTGGTTTTCACGCTGCCAACCTATAAGCGCCACATCAGGTGAGCTTCGTCGGTCGTCTGGGCGTTTCGGCCCGTTTTTTCTTTTCGATAAGTTCCCTGAACTTATCGAACATTTTTTTCTCCCTGTCAACCCCCCTTGTAATGTTCCTAATGGAACATTTTTTATTTTGAGGAGGAACAATATAACCCCATGAAATCATTGGATAAAACGGGTAATGTTCTTTTGTTCCTAATGTTCCTGATCGGACGCACCTGTCCAGAAATTTCCTCCCGCTCGTCCGACCGCAAGCGCGTCGCTGCACCCCAAAAGCAAAACCCGATAAAGGTAAAAACAAGGAACATTAGGAACAAAAGGAACATTATATAAAGAGTATAAAAAACCTTTATATATATCAACTACTTACTGCCTTTTTCCCTGCCTTGTAATGGAACATTTTTGGTTTTAAAAATGTTCCATTTGGAACATTACATGATATCAAGGACTTAGCTGCCGACGCCCACCGCGCCTCTACAAGTGCCTTAGTAAATGCTCCGTTTCCTTGACATAGGGTATCAAACCATGCTATAGTATACTTGTAGGTAGGAAAAAGTTACATCCGCTTACACGGCCCGCGCCCCAGCGCTGACCCTGCTCTTTATCATCGTGATTGGCGCCCGCTCGACGTGGCGCCACGGCCCAGCTAGGGATGCACAGTTAGACGACATCTAACTCTCCCGATAATGCTAGAACTACATGGCCCTTACTTGGACGCGCAGTTTACGCTGCCGCGTGGATCAGGCATACGCCTGCGCAGAAATCAAGAACCGCCAAGGGAGCGTATTCCCATCCAGTGATCGCGATGCGACACGACAAAACTCGAAGCCCCACGCAGCCATCCAAGTGACGCAAAGAACGCGAGTTAGACATCGTCTAACTTGTGGAGTGACAATCTTTGCCAGCCCGCGCCTTGCCTAGACAGCAGTAGAACGCGACGCTTATGTAGTTCGACAAAAGTGAGCCAAGCAAACCCAAGGGATTTTACACTAAATCAACCCCGCAAGCGGGGAACAAACACAAAACCGAAACAGGCGACATACTAGCCGCCTGTCCACGTGCCTAGCAACCACGTGCTGATGAGGAAGCTAACCTATAAAGGAACACACAATGACCGACCTTAACTTCACCGACAAGACACCCGTGCTCGCTGGCAGCGACATGAGGAACGAAACGTTTCGTCGCGCCTTCGACGCTATTGCTCGCGCAGTAGTGCCGTTCTTTGACATTCCCCACGCATACTATGGGGACTTGTTGTGGGACTCGTTCACGGCAGTCGGCCTAGCCGAAGGCGACACCGTATTTCTTATGGCACGTAGCATGGGGACGTCGATCTTGTTCCCACGCAATCAGTCCTATGACAGCATCGCCACCTGCTATGCAGAGGCGCGGAAACTTGCAGATGGTTCCGCGTTGAAGAACTTCCCCACCGCTGTCTTTTCGATCAAGCGCGAGGGGGCGCAGCGTTTCATCGTGACCCACTTGGTTACACGTCAGTGGGAGGCGGACACACTATGAACGGAGAGATTGCTACATTCCGTGAGTTGCCTGTCGGCGCTCACTTCACCTGCAACGGCAGTCGCTGCATAAAAGAGTCGTCGCGCACAGCGCGACTGATCGACTATGGACGGGTGTTTTACTTCCGCGCCATTGACCGCATCACCATCGGATATGCGGGACTCGAGGTGGCCTAGTGCCACCTCACCAAAAACGAAACCACGCACCATATAACCCAAGAAAGGTTACACCATGAACAACACACACTTCACGCTGCCCGAGGCAGCTTCGGTCCCGACACTCTCTTCGTCGGCAATGCTAGTTCACCTCAGCATCGGGGTCTGGACGGCCTCGAAGAAAGACAAAGCCGCAAGTGCCGAGGTAGCGGACAGCCACGGCGCCAACAGAAATCTTACGCGAACCTATAAGACGATCATTGACAGCCCCAAGCTGGACGCGATCAAGGCCCTAGCGTCTACCATCCACGGCACGAACCGTGCAGCCACGCTAGATTGGGCAGGGGATATGCGGTTGCTCACCACGGCTAACTACTTCAAGCACCACGCAGCCCTGACCGCATACGAGACCGAGTTCTGGCGCTTGGTGGATGATATGCTCACCACAGACTACACGTGGGGTATAACTCAGATGCAGCTTAAGCTAGGCACAATGTTCAACGCAGCGGATTACCCATCGGTGTCCGAGTTACGGCGCAAGTTTTCGTTCCGTATCTCCTACCTACCCGTGCCAGACGTAGGTGACTTCCGCGTGGACATTGCCAACGACGCGCAGCAGCAACTACGCGACCACTACGAGCGGGTCTACACCGAGGCAATCACCAACGCCATGACGGGACTATGGACCCGCCTCTACGACATCATGAAAGTGGTGTCGCGGCAACTGGCCGTCGAGCGCGATGCCGAAGGCAAGGAAATCAAAGGTCGTATCTTTGACGGGTCTATTGACACCCTACGTGAACTGATCGGGCTGCTCGAGACTTGCAACCTGACCAACGACCCTGCCATGCAGCGGATGCAGCGGACCCTGTCCAGCGCCTTCGAGGGGATTTCTTCGAAAGAAGATCTCAAATCTGCACTTGTTCGTGAGGAAACCAAGCGGGCGGTAGACAAAGCCATCGCGGCCCTGCCTTCGCTGGATTGGTAACTAGCGATGGAACCTAGATGGCGCGTCTTGTATGCCGACCGCTTCCCATACATCGGTGGCACAGCCAAGTTTGATATTTGGTATGCGCCAATTACCAACCCTCACGGCATCGAAAGTATACGGGTCGTATGGGACCACAGAACGTGGGACGCGTATTATATCTGTTCGGATCGCCAACTTGGCGAGGCAGAATGGAACGAACCAGACGGCCCGACCGAAGCCGACATGGTAGAGATAGAGCGATACATACTTTTGTTCGCTCCATATGTTAACCTCGCGCCCCGTTATACGGGGCGCATAACCGAAGAAGGGAACGACGATGGCTAAGAAACCGAAGAAGACCGCGACGACAGGTGAGGAGTTCTTTAACCTCCTCGAGGCAGCAGCGCCCGATAAGATGCAGGGCATCGACGTGATCAAGGTGATCACAAGTGTCGTGCTGGCCTACGCAGACGACGAGCGCGAAGCGGGGGCGTGGATCATGTCTATGGCCCGCATCGTCAAAGATTACTACATTATGGAGAACGACGGCGAATGCACCTGCACCAAGTGCACCGCCGAGCGTAAAGCAACCGCACACTAACAACACACACAGGAGAACTACCATGTCTAACGCACAACGCCTATACGAACTCGACCTCGACCAGATCACTGGCCTTATCAAGGCCACGGGCCACAAGCGCACGATCTTCGTGCAGGGCCACATGGGCACAGGCAAATCGTCCTTGCTCAAGATGCTGGCAACGGCACTGCCCACGCACAAGCCAGTCTACTTCGACTGCACCACCAAAGACTTGGGCGACATCACCTTGCCACGCATCGCCGAGGTCAACGCCGATACACACTACGTATCGTATGCACCCAATGAGGAGTTGGGTCTGCACCACAAGCAGCCAGTGATCGTCATGCTCGACGAGTATGGCAAGGCTAACCCCGCCGTGAAGCAGGGTCTCACAGCGTTCATGCTCGAGCGCAAACTTGGCAGCTACAAGCTACATCCTGACAGCATCGTGTTCTGCACCACCAACCTTGGTGTCGAGGGCGTGGGCGATTTGCTTGTGGCGCACCAGCGCAACCGCGTCAGTGTAGTGACGGCCAAGAAGCCAAGCAACACGTCGTGGATCGAGTGGGGCATCGAGAACGGCATCGACCACAGTCTCTTGGGCTGGGTCAAGGACAATCCCCAACTGTTCGCAGACTTCCGCGACATGAAGGACGCCGACGAGAATCCCTACGTGTTCCATCCCAAAGCACTGGGGCGGGCGGCGTTCGTCACGCCTCGCTCGCTAGAGGCAGCATCGGACATCCTCAAGGAACGTCACTTCATGGACGACCAGACAGTGACCGCTGCACTGATGGGCACAATCGGGGATCGGGGGGCTATGGATATGATGGCCTTCGTCAAGCTGGCAGATCAACTGCCCTCGCTGGACTCGATCAAGAAAGACCCGATGAATGCCAAGGTTCCGACCAGCGCGGCTGCTGTGTGCATGGTAGTTTACCGCACGATGGCATCGCTCGAGGCTTCATGGATCGACGCATGGATGGACTACATGAGCCGCTTGGACAAGGAAGCACAGGGTATGTTCGCCAATGGTGTTCGCTCGCCCAAGTATTCCAAGCAAGCCTTGGTGTTCACCAATGCCAAGTTTACGAAATGGGCTCAAATGAACGGGTATTTGTTTGCAGCCGATCGCAAGTAATGAGCCGCTACATCGTCTCAAACCTCTTGCACTACATCGGGGGCGTCGATCAGTTCGACGTCCTCTTTTCTACCTATGCGGAGTTCTACGCAATAAAGTGGGCCGTCAGCTACGGGAGCAAAGTGGTTACCAAACACACAATGCAGCAGCCGCAGCGCCTACAATCCGAATGCCAAGGCATCGGCATGACAGCGGAGCAAGCAGAGCGCATCTGCTTGCTCGTCAAACTATTCGGACCACAGGAAACAGCGTAAGTTATACGCCCCGTATAACCCAAGAAAGGAATACACTATGTTTATGATGAACCAACTCACCCCTGCACAGCGTGTGCAGAAGGCAACAATCGACGTCATGGCCAAGGATCGCTACGCTGCACTCGCTGGCATCCTGATGATCGGTCGCAAGACTGTCGAGACCGACGCAACCAAATGCCCTACGGCATACACCAACGGCAAGGATATCATCTTCGGCGCCAATTTCATTGAGGGCCTAAACGACGCAGAACTGCGCTTCCTCTTGCTGCACGAGGAATACCACAAACTCTACCGCCACCTTACGACATGGAAGTGGATGTGGGACGAGAACCCACAGCTTGCCAACATGGCCTGTGACTACGTCATCAACTGCAAGATCGTCGATGACAACAAGGACGGCTTCGCCACCATGACGGGCAAACTCACGATGGGTTGCTTCGACGAACAGTATCGCGGATGGGACGCAGCACAGGTGTTCAATCACCTCAAGAAGAACCCGCCGCCCCAAGGCGGGGGCAAGGGCGGGAAAGGGCAGGGCGGCGAAGGCTTCGACGATCACGGCTGGGAAGAAGCCGAGGAGATGACCGCCGATGACAAGAACACCCTTGCACGTGAGATTGACGAGGCGATCCGTCAGGGCGCGCTGATGGCGGGTAAGACAGGCACGGGCGGCGACCGTGCCTTCGACGATCTACTCCAACCCCAAGTGGACTGGCGCGAGGTGCTACGTGAGTTTGTGCAGACTACGTGCACAGGCAGCGACTACTCGACATGGAAGAAGCCCAACCGCCGCTACATCGGGGCTAACATCTACATGCCAAGCGGCATCACCGAAAGTGTCGGGGAGATGGCTATCCTGATCGACACGTCAGGGTCTACCTTTGCACCGGGCGTGTTACCCGCCTTCATGTCCGAGGCCAAGGCGATCTGCGATCTGGTCAAGCCGTCGCGTGTCCACATCATCTACTGGGACACCAGCGTATGCCAAGCCGAGGTATACGAGCGGGACGAACTCGAGGGTATGATCTCCTCGACGCAGCCCAAGGGTGGTGGCGGCACACAAGTCCAGTGCGCCATTGACTATATGCGCGACAACAACATTGCGCCGCAAGCGTCTATCGTGCTGACGGATGGTTACTTGGGCGGCGCGTGGGGTAACTGGTCATGTCCTGTCCTGTGGTGCGTGATCGACAACAAGAACGCATCGCCTAACTGCGGCACGACAGTCCACATCAACACGCAGGATATGTGATGGAACCGCAATGGGATAACAACACGGTCGACGCACGGCCCGCTAAATTCGTCGGGTCCGTCGAGCGGTTCGATATATACTTGGTGCAGTTTGCGAGTGGACGGTGTTGGGTCAGGGTGGCGTGGGAGCGCGGAGCAGACGACTACGAAAGCTACGCAATCGAGGGGCGCCGCCTACTGACTGAACCCGTGTGGGACGTAAAGAACGCCCCCACGCAGAAAGACCTCATCCTCATCGAACACTACCTGTCCCTGTTCGTGCCTGAACTGGGCATCAAGTCACGTTATATGGAGCGTATAACCGATGGAACCTAGATGGACGCCACTATACCAACAAGCAAATTTTACCCAAGAGGTGTTCGTCGGATACATAGAGGAGTTCGATATGTATATCGACTGGGATACGGAAGCTACCAGCGTCGTCACGCTTGTGAGTGAGCACAGCGGCGCTCTTGGGTATAACTTCGAGTCGTTTCGAAAACGGGATGAGCAGCTCGTCCTTGCAGACGAGTTTGCGCAAGATCTACACATCACCCCCTATCATATGTGCCTACTCTACGCCCTGTGCATAGAGCACGGGATAATCAAAGGAGAACCAGATGAAGCCTAGACACGAACCCACTTACGACCAGAGCGACTACCCAAACGAAAAGTTCGTCGGATACATCGAGGAGTTTGATATGTATATCGACATAGCCCACGGAGATGAGTTGATTACTATTGTCGGCCCCCGTTCCGAGGATCACATGAATAACTTCGACACGTTTAGGCTGAACGGAAACGAACTCGAACAGATTCCGCATCCAGACCTACGCATAACCCCCTACCATATGTGCCTGATCTACGCGAAAGCTATCGAGCACGGAGTAATCAAGGAGCAGAACGATGAAGCCTAGATACAAACCCCAATACGACGCTACGCAATACCCAAACGACAAGTTCGTCGGCTACATAGAGGAGTTCGACCTCTACATCACCCCGCACGATGACGACGATCCCTCCGAACCAGCGCGGTTCCCGCTTACTCTCGTCGGTAAAGAGAGAGGCCCCGTCGATGACCGCGAGTATAACTTTGACACGTATACGATTGAGAAGGGCATCATCGCGCCCCACGTCAATATGACCACCACCCTAAACGTAACCCCCTACCATATGTGCCTACTCTACGCAGCGGCGATAGAGCACGGGCTAATCAAGGAGCAAGAAGATGGGCTACTATAGCGACGTGCTACTGGCTGTAGCATTTGAGACTAAGGAGCAACTCGAAGAAGTCTGGGCGGTCTACTGCCTGAACCCCACAGTGCAGGAGCACGACCTTGCCAAGCATTGGGAGAAGAAACTTGACGGCGACTATCCAGTGCTTTGGTATTACGCCAATGGCGTCAAGTGGTATGACAGCTACGAGGACGTGATGGCTTTTGAGGAGCTGTTCACCCTTGCCGAGACCTTCGGAGAGGAGCGTGAGTTTGGTTACGCGTGGGTGAAGCTACGCATCGGCGAAGAGGATGACGACACTGAGCGCCGCAGTAACCAGAGCAAAGACGAACTCATCAGCTACCTCTACGACTGCGCGAACATCAGCCGCGCTATCGAACATTCATTCTAAGTTATACGCATCAGGAGAAACACAAATGTCACTTATCTATCTCACCAACCTCACCACCTTTGCGATGATCGAAGACCACTACAACAAGATCAAACCCCTGCGGGGCAAGAAGCACGGGGGCCAAGACGTGCGCCCTATCGGGGACCGCAAGCGTCCTTACGAGCGCATCGTAAAAATTAGCGATGACTGCTACGCCATCAGTGATGGCTGGAACTTTGGCGACCCCATCTTTGGTCGTATGTGGAACCTCGAGGGTAAACCACGTGGCGACGCTCTAGAGTTTTTTGCACCAATCGTTTGGCGTCGAGACGCGGACGGGACCGAGACTATCAAGATCCGCAACGGCGACGGGACAGGTTCTCACCAAGGGCGCTACGCATTTATCAACCGCTGCCTACCACGCGGTCTGGCATTTAGCTTAGGTCAGCATGGCCGGCAGTATATCTTCTCCAACGGCTACAGCGCAAAGCACTTCCTCGATAAGGGGACCACTGTGCCGAAAGCAGTGTTTGCAGAGACGCTAAAGCGGAAGCGGGAGTGGGAGGCTAAACACGTCGGGCAGACGTATAAAAGCTACATGGAATGGGCGACGGACGTCCCTGACGAGGCATCTCTTACCTTCAAGCGCGGGACGGGGGGCTGGGTGCTGGTCAGCCACGGCGGCAACAAGGAAGAACCGCCAAAGCCACGTGTCGTCGTCGACCACGACGCCAAGGGCGCACTCAAGGACCAGATCGAAGCCTTCCGAACGTGGGTTCACATCATCGCGCCGATGATAGAGCCGCACAGGCTGCACAACACATCTGACTACGGCGACACTATATACGAGTGGCAGAAAGCAAACGGTGAGCAGTATCCCCGCCAGTGGGGAGAGTTCAGTCGGCGTGTAACGCCCGACCTCGCACGGGCTATCGTTGCTGATCCAGAGCACCCACTACGCGTGGTAATGGCGGCGTTTGCGATTAGCGAGGCGGACCTCAAGAAACCCTGCGAAGACGTCGAAGAAGTAACGGCGCTCAAGGGGCGGTTCAATCGGTGGATCAACCGCGTTCTCGCCTTCAACAAGAAAGTATAAGGAGCACATGGACCCTAGTTATCAAACGCTTGACAATAAGCTGGTGTATAGGGTGTGTATACAGCGTGATACTAATTCCGTTGTTATAACACCCCTTGGTATGGAGTGCCTTGAATTTGATTTAGAGGGTGAGTATAGTTGGGGTCAGCTTCCGCAATGGATGACTGACAAACTCGCTGTATTAAACACCCTCTATGTTCCACCACCACCAAATGAAGTAAAGGGCGTAGGCCAGCGCATCAGCCCAAACGTCTTTTGGGTCTACAAATAAGAAAGAGCACTCATGGCTATGACACCCGAGGTCAAGGTTAAACGCGCCGTTGTGCAGCAACTCAAGGCATTGGGGGCATACTACTTCTATCCTGTCACTGGCGGGTTTGGGGGTAGCGGCGTTCCCGATATCGTGGGTTGCTACAACGGCCTGTTCTTTGGCATCGAGTGCAAAGCTGGCAGCAACAAACCAACGGCGCTGCAACAAAAGAACCTGTCCGACATCAAAGCGTCGGGCGGGATCGCCTTAGTTATAAACGAGTCCAACGTGAACTCTGTTACCGAAGAACTCAATAGGAGATAAAAGTGAACGACACACAATGGGTTACACTTACTATCAATAATGCAATCCCTTCGGGGGCTGCGTTTGGTTACGATCAGATCACGGGCGCATCCTGCTTTATCCCTGCAAGCGTGATGTTTAGCACGGGCGCGCAGATCGGGGAGATGGTTGAGGTCCTGCTGATCGACAACCCAAATCTCGCTGCTCGTGCGCGGACCCCCTACATGGTGCAGCACCTACGGAAAGCCTCTCGTCAAGCATCCCCTATCCTCACCCCGCGCACCGCACCAATCGTGACGCCTACCCGCCCACCAACAGACCTTGCGGAGTTTGTTCGCACCTGTCTGCACTCTGGCGGGGTGTGGACAATTACCGATATTCTTGCTGAAGCCGACGTATCCGTATCGTCTGAAGATCCGCGCGCTCAGTATATCATATCGTCAACTTTGCGGACGATGTTTGCAAACAACGAGTGTGCGATGTGGACTATGTATACGAACGGGGACGCGACCATCCCACAGCGGACTTGGTTTAGCTGCTTCCCCCAAAACGTAGATGTTGCTGAGTGGGAGGGAGAGTAACTAGCGATGGATAACGAACTGACAGCAAAACAGGGCGGCGTAAAGTTTGACCAAGACAAACCATGCTATGACCTGATCCCGCCCGAGGTCGAAGAAGCCATGGCGCAAGTTCTGACCTACGGGGCGAAAAAATACACAACGGAGGTGCAGAACGAATGGGACGCCCTTCTATATGCCCAGTGTGCAACGGCGCTGCAGGTAGCTACGCCAAAGGGAAATGTCGTAGGTGTTACGAGAAACACCTACGAGAGTCCAATCCCGATTTTGCAGAACGCCAACGTGAAAATCGAAGGGCTTGGGAGCGTAAAAACCCAGACAAGGTCGCTAAGCTGGCAGAGCGTAGACGCACTGATCCAGCAGCACGTAGCCGAGACGCTAAAACCAAGCGGGACTCCCGCCTTGCGCAATATGGACTTACCGAAACCACCTATGCCGCACTATGCGCTGAAGGATGCGCAATCTGTGGCGCCACCAAACACCTGCACATTGACCATTGTCACAAGTCAGGGGAGTTTAGAGGTATACTTTGCTCCCGATGCAATAATGGACTTGGGTTTTTGGACGATTGTGTGGAGGGGCTTGAACGAGCACTTCGGTATCTCAAGGCCGCAGAACAAAAGCGGCGAACGTAATTGGGAGCAGGGTATGGATTGGGGCCGTGTCTACGCCGCGATGCGGCGGCATATGGGCGCATGGTGGGGCGGAGAAGATACTGACCCCGAAAGCGGTATGACGCACTTGTGGCACGCCGCTGCGTGTATTGCGTTCCTTGTAGCGTTTGAGGCGCAAGGCGGGGGAAACGACGACAGACCAAAAAGGAAGAAGAAATGAGTATTACGCCAAACGAGCGCGAGGTCGTCGATCTGGAGATCGACCTGTTTGATGCTTACACAAAGATCGACTACCTTGAAAATGTCCTGAAGCGGATCGTCGCTTCAGTAACCCCAAACAGCAACGCCACCGTAAAGCGGATGGTCGCTATCGCCAAGGAGGGCTTAGAGAATGCCGAAGATTGATCTACACGAACTCGTTAACCTACCCTACGGGGAGGCCAATAAACGGCTCGAAGAGGCCGGCCACTACCGAGATGCGGACATAAAGGAGTATACTGTAAAGGTTACGGGCTACTACGAACCAGAAAGATACACAGAGACGGTTACCGTGCAAGCGGTAAACGAAGACCACGCATTTGAGCGGGCCGAAAAGCTGGTGGACTTCGACGTGATCGTGGCGTGTGAGATTGTAGAGGGAGAAGAAGAATGAGTGAGGAGGGTAGAGACGTCCTTGGCGTCATGGCAGGAGTGGCAATTATGCTTTGCAGCATAGTTTGGTTTCTCAGCCCAAGCCCGATGCAGCAGTGCATCAAGGCAGGCTACGAATGGCGCGGCGGTGACTGCGTGATGGGGGTGACATATGAGTGACTTTGATCCAACAACAAACCGCATCCCTTTTGGTTTGCTGAGTGAAGACGAACAGACTGCGTTGATCCATTGGCCGCATGGGTGGCAATATTATGACCCCGACTTTGAATACTGGGCGGAATCAAAAGGCGATATTTGGTGCAGCAGCTTTGTATACCGTGGTAAAGCTGCGCCTGTGGTGGTTTCGCGGTATCGGAACATCGAACCACAGCACGGGGAATACACCTCACGCCATTTTGCCGACTTAGTGGCAAGCCCAGAACGCATTGCAGTCCTACGCATCGACACCTGCAACGGGGTATCAACCGCACATTTGGAGACTGTCGGTGGCGACCAATAAACAGCTAACAGAGAAAGCGATGTCGTTGCTGGCTTATGTTGGCGACGATATCAATGACATCGACCGAGAGATATCTGCTTTTAAAGGAGAGATGACCGTCCTCGCCGACAAAGAACAAGATGCGCTGTGGGCTGGAGATACGACCAAGGCCCACAGCATCAAATATAAGTGGATGCTGAAGAAGAAAATGCGGATACTCTTAAAGAACCGAAAACGAAGGATACTCAGGGAAATGGGGGCTGCAGTTGCCACAGATTAAGCGGGGGATCACCCCCCACGAGCGTGAAGTTATCACGACCAACACCGCCGAAGACGCCTGTAGGATACTTGGCATATCTCGTGCAACGGTAACCAAAATCTGCAAGAGGCACGGGATTACTTTCATTAGACTGAAGGCCCCGCCGACCGAGGCAGGGCGAATGCGGCGCAAGAATATCCAGCAGTCTTACAAGGAGGGACTTTCGGTCAAGGCAATTGCTTTCTTGTATAACGTCCACCCGTGGGACGTTCGCCGCATTCTCCGACTTCGGTATGAGGGCGAGGTGCTGAAATACCTTAACGCCGACACACTAAGCTGGCTCGAGCATCAGTGCCCTGATGGGATGAGCCTTAACGAATTTGCAGCCGTCCTAGTCAGGGACGCATATTTGGAGGATACAGAATGAAAAACATCAGCCTGATTGCTAAAGTGTGCCATGATGCAAACCGCTCATGGTGCAATGCCAATGACGATCACAGCCAGCCAGTTTGGGAAGACGCGCCAGATTGGCAGATCGAAAGCGCCATTAATGGGGTTTATCATGCGCTGATTTATCCAGACACCACGCCAGCGGAGGGCCATAGCAACTGGATGGCAGACAAAATCGCAGGCGGCTGGGTGTATGGCGAGGTCAAAGACGCCGTGGCCAAGACGCATCCCTGCATGGTCCCATACAATCAACTGCCAGAGTTTCAGCGCAAGAAGGACGCGCTGTTCTTGGCTATCGTGAGGGCATTGGCATGACCGCACCTGACCTAAAACCCTGCCCGTTCTGCGGGGGAGACAAGAACATGATCTGCAAAACAGATTATGATGGCGGGGATGCCTACGCTGTGTCCTGCCGATACCCTGACTGTCACGGGGCAATCTTTACACTGGGCTATGGCTACTTCCCCACTAAGGATCAGGCCGTTGCTGCATGGAACACCCGTGCCAAACCTGCCCCTACAAAGGCAGAAATGGCTTTCGATCAACAGGTTTCTGACTATGTAAGGAGTTTGAGCAATGACCGCACCTGACCAAATATTTGCCAGCCCAGACCGAGAAGATGGATGGCGCTGGCCCCGTGCAAGCCAATTTCCAGAGCAAGGGCCATATGAGAATGTCAGCTACACCCGTTCTGACCTTACACCTGACCCCGCCGCCATCCGTGAGGCTGCACTGCGTGAGGCTGCTTATGTGGCTTGGGTTTACGGATTTGAAAGAGAAGATGCGGTTCGGAAACGCATCCTCGCCCTAATCGGAGAGAAGAAATGACCCTCCTCAACAACACCAAAGCCTTTGGCCTGATGCCACAATCAACACAAGCAGCCATGCGCAAGCTGCGAGACCAAGGGGGCGTCATCCTTGAGTACGATTCCGATGGGGAATGGACCAACATACCCCCAAGAAAGTTTTGGTTGAACAAAGTATATCGCCTGAAAGAGGAGAAAACAGAATGAACCTACGGACAGAAGTGTTGGCGTTTCGCATCTGGGCATTTGCCTATCCACGGGGCTGGGACTGCACCCTACAGGAATTAGCCGATGCACTAGACGAAAGCCCTATGCGTATCCGCGCCGTATGCCAAGTAAAGAAGTGGAATAGCCGCTTGCGCGGCGCAGTAGCACAATACAACGACCTACACGGTGTACGCGGCGCGGCCCGAGAGGATGAAGTAGCAACCGCCGCGATGATCCAACTACGCGCAACGAACCCCTACGGAACAATGGAGAGAACAGAATGACAACCTTTTGGACCGTTATGGTTATCACGTTCGGTGCAGGCGCCTTCGATGGGACGGTGACGGGTCTCCCCTACAAAAACCCACAAGAGTGCGGCGCGCACATAGAGGTCATGCAGAAGCAGATGGAAGCGCAGGGGTTGACCATCTCTATGATCCAGTGCAAAAAACTACCCCGCATCTCCACATCCCCCCTACCAAAAACCAGACCATAACAAGGAGAACCACATGGATATCAAGATCGACTGGGCTATCGACATGGCCCGCCACGTCGCCAAACTTAGCAAAGACCCCTCCACGAAAGTGGGGGCGGTGATCTTCGACCCGAAGGGGCGCATCGTCAGCGCAGGTTTCAACGGCCTCGCCAGAGGCGTGAAGGATACTCCCGAGCGGCTGAATGACCGTGACCTGAAACTACGCATGGTGCTTCACGCTGAGCGCAACGCGATCTCGTTTGCAACGGCGCCCCTCGAGGGATGTGTTATGGTGGTGACCCACCCCTGCTGCGCGCAGTGCGCGGCGTCGATCATCCAAGCGGGTATCGCCCACGTCATGTATCCCGCCCCGTTAGCAGAGTTCAAAGCGCGGTGGGCCGAAGACTACGAACTTGCCCATGCGCAGTTCAGCGAAGCGGGTGTCCAGATAACCGAGGTGCGGCTATGAAACCGCTTTCTCTAGAGAAGCGCCAAACGATGCAGGCGGCAGGGGATCGCACAGTGAACGCTGTTGGTCCTGAAAACTGCCTGCCTGTATCAGAGATCAAGGAGGATGGAACGGTCCGACTTATTGACAGTTTTGTGCGGGACGGGTGGGTTCTCCCCGAGAACCGAGATGCAGAGATTATAGCAGCCCTTCAGAAACTACGGGTTGTTGAAGGGAGACAATACAGAAAAGCCATGGATAAAATTATTTTACTTGAAACCAAACTAGCGGCAAAGGAGGAAACAGAATGAACCTTATCACCCTAGACTTCGAGACCTACTACGACAAACAATATTCCCTCTCCAAGATGACCACGGAAGAATACATTCGAGACTCCCGCTTTCAAGTCATCGGCGTGTCCACCAAGCTGAACAACGAGCCACCTGTTTGGGTATCGGGTGGGTCCAGTGTGATCCTCGATCACCTACGTTCTTTGCCGTGGGACAGCTCCATGATGCTGTGCCAGAACACCATGTTTGACGGCGCGATCCTGACATGGCGCTGCGGACTCAAGCCGAAGGCGTTGGCTGATACTATGCTGATGTCCCGCGCTTTGAACGGAGTGGAGGTGTCGCATAGCCTGAAGGCACTGGCCGAGCGCTATGGCGTAGGCATGAAGGGCACAGAGGTGTTGGACGCACTGGGCAAGCGCCGGACCGATTTCACCACAGCAGAGCTGGCGGCGTATGGCCGCTACTGCATAAACGACGTGGAGCTGACGCGGGACATCTTCTACAAGATGATGGAGAAGGGTTTTCCGACCGACGAGTTGAAACTTATCGACGTCACTTTGCGTATGTTCACTGACCCTATCCTTGAATTAGATCGTGCGCATCTCGAGCAGCACCTAAAGACCGTCGTGCAGACTAAGGCCGACCTACTCGCTAAGCTAGGCAGCGACCGCAAAGACCTCATGTCCAACGCGAAGTTTGCCCTGATGTTGAACATGGCGGGCGTCACGCCGCCGCTGAAGACCAGCCCGACGACGGGTAAGGAGACATACGCGTTTGCCAAGAGCGACGAAGAGTTTCTTGCTTTGCTAGAGCACGAAGACCTCACAGTGCAGGCGCTAGTTGCTGCGCGGCTGGGGGTGAAGTCCACACTCGAAGAGACACGGACGCAGCGGTTCATCGACATCTCCAAGCGCGGGAACCTGCCTGTGCCGATCAGATACTACGCCGCTCATACTGGGCGGTGGGGTGGGTCCGACAAGATCAACCTGCAAAACCTGCCGAGCCGTGGGCCGAACGCGAAGCACATCAAGAACTCAATCGTGGCCCCTGCGGGTTACGTGTTGATCGACGCTGACTCTGCGCAGATCGAAGCGCGTGTCCTTGCGTGGCTGGCTGAACAGGAAGATGTGGTGGCAACCTTCGCCGCAAACGGCGATGTCTATAAGCGTATGGCCGCTAAGATATTCGGCAAGGCCGAAGAAGATATCTCGAAGGCCGAGCGCCAAATCGGTAAGGTCGTCATCCTTGGCGCTGGATACGGCGTCGGTCACGTCAAGTTGCAGATGTTCCTCAAGATGCAAGCGGGCGTCGAGGTGGACCTACAAGAAGCCAAGCGCATCATCGACATCTATCGGTCGTCGAACAACAGGATCAGCCAGCTCTGGAAAGACGCCGACATGGCGCTGCGCATGATGAACCAAGGCGACTCCGTGCAGTTTGGGCGGGCAGGGGTGTTGACGGTCGATGCAAACGAATTAGGTATACGTTTGCCCAACGGGTTATACATCCGGTATAGTGGGCTGGTAGGCGAACCGAGTGATCGGGGTATTCAGTATAGCTATAAGACGCGCAACGGCCCCAACAACATTTACGGCGGCAAAGTGATCGAGAACGTGTGCCAAGCGCTCGCACGGGGCATCATCGGCGAACAGATGTTAAGGATTGCCAAACGTTACCGCGTCGTGTTAACTGTGCATGACTCTGTTGTTGCCTGTGTGCCCGAAGCCGAGACCGAAGAAGCACAAGCCTACATCGAGGAATGTATGCGCTGGACGCCCGAATGGGCGGCGGGATTGCCCGTTAACTGCGAGTCGGAAGTGGGAGTGAAATATGGCGGGTAAGAATGAGTGAAGCAGGCGCTTGGTCCTTTAGCCGGATGAAGAATTTCGAGAATTGCCCGAAGCAATACTATCACGTCACCGTGCTAAAGCAGTTTCCTTTTGAGGAGACTGAAGCCACGCGGTATGGGACAGAGTTTCACAAGGCCGCAGAAGACTATATGCGGGACGACAAGCCAATCCCGGAGCGGTTTTCCTTCGCAGAAGGTATGCTCAAATCCCTCAAGGACAAGCCGGGGACCAAGCACTGCGAACTCAAGATGGGTCTGACCGAAGACCTGCAGCCGTGTGGTTTCTTCGACGCCAACGTATGGTTTCGGGGCATCGTGGACTTGCTCATTATCGACGGGGACCGAGCCTTCATCATCGACTACAAGACAGGCAAGTCAGCCAAGTATGCCGACACGGGGCAGCTACAACTCATGGCTCTGTCGATCTTTGCGCACTTCCCCGAAGTGAAGCGGGTGAAGGCAGGGTTGTTGTTCGTGATCGCCGATAAGTTTGTGCCTGTAGATTACAACGTTTCTGATCGAGACGCGCTCTGGTCTCCGTGGATCAAGAAGTATGCCCGCCTCGAGAAGGCGCACGAGACAAATGTATGGAACCCTGTGCCAAGCGGCCTATGCCGAAAGCACTGTCCTGTGGTAGAATGCCCGCACAACGGTAACAGCAGGTGACCCATGCCCTACGTAAAAAAGCCCCGCCCCTACAAAAAAGAGTGGGAGCAGGAGCAAGCCCGCGATGAGAAAGCCCCTCGATCCGAACGCGCTAAAGCGCGTCGCGCCTTTGATGCAAAGAACGGCAAGAGCGCACGGGCGGGCAAAGACCTGAGCCACAAGAAAGACCTCGCTAAGGGTGGCTCAAACAAAGATGGAGTCTTCCTCGAAGCGCCGAGCACAAACCGCGCACGGGGTGGAGCGATACACAAGCCCGCCAACAAAAAATAACTCACTGGAGAGAGCCATGGAGATCATCGAGAATAGGGCGTTGCTGCTTAGTTTGCGCAACCCCGCTAAGGTCACGACTGTAATACCTAAGAGCCAACAACTAGGCCCCAACGAAGTGCTGGTGCACTGGGGCGTCGAGGAAACCCACGCCCTGCGAGACTTGAACATCAAGGCGCCGCCACCGATCCGGTCGCGTTACAACTGGCCCGGCCAGTATAAACCAATGGATCACCAGCGCGTTACGGCAGAGTTCCTGACCATGCACCGCAAGGCCTTTTGCTTCAACGAACAAGGCACGGGGAAGACGGCTTCGGCGATATGGGCAGCAGACTTTTTATTGCTGCAGAAACAAATCCGCCGAGTGCTGGTGATATGCCCGCTGTCTATTATGGACTCCGCATGGCGGGCCGACCTGTTCAAGTTTGCGATGCACCGTTCCGTCGATATCGCTTACGGGGCGGCAGACAAACGCCGCAAGATCATCAAGGGCAGCGCTGAGTTTATCATCATTAACTACGACGGCATCGAGGTGGTTGCCGAGGAGATCGCCAACGGCGGGTTTGATCTGATCATCATCGACGAAGCGACGCACTACAAGAACTCTCAAAGTCAGCGCTGGAAGTCGTTGAGCAAACTCGTAACGGGAGACACGTGGCTATGGATGATGACCGGCACACCGGCAGCGCAGTCCCCGATGGACGCCTACGGCCTAGCGAAGTTAGTGAACCCAACCGGTGTCCCCCGTTTCTTTGGATCATTCCGCGACCAAGTTATGATGAAGATCTCGCAGTTCCGGTGGGAGCCGAAGAAGAACGCCGCCGAAACCGTTCACGCAGTGCTGCAGCCAGCGATCCGCTTCTCGAAGGATGAGTGCCTAGACCTGCCCGACATGATGTATATCAAGCGCCATGTGCCCCTGACTAAGCAGCAGGAGCACTACTACAAGAAGCTGAAGAAGCACATGCTCATGGAAGCCTCTGGTGCCGAGGTCACGACGGTGAACGCAGCGATCAACCTAAACAAACTCCTGCAGATATCAGCGGGCGCGGTTTATACCGACGATGGCGACACACTAGAGTTCGACATCTCCGCACGATACAACGTGATGAAGGAAGTCTTGGACGAGACGTCGCGCAAGATGCTGGTGTTCGTCCCCTTCAAGAGCACCATCCGTATGGTGCAGGAGCGCTTGATTTCTGACGGGGTGTCCGCCGAGGTTATATCTGGCGAGGTCAGCGCTGGAGCGCGAACAGATATCTTCAAGCGCTTCCAGACCGAGGCAGAGCCAAGGGTATTGGTCATCCAGCCACAAGCAGCGGCGCACGGCGTGACGCTCACTGCAGCAGATACGATTGTATGGTGGGCCCCAACGGCCTCCCTCGAGACATACGCGCAAGCAAATGCGCGTATCCACCGCACCGGCCAGCATCACAAGTGCACGGTCGTGCAGCTACAAGGTTCCCACGCGGAGCAACGCCTATACGATATGCTAGACAAGCGCTTAGACGTCCACACACAAGTTTTGGATCTTTATAAAGAATTGCTTGACTAAGATACGTATTGGTATTATCTACAACAAACAACAATCATGGAGAAGACTGTGGATGAACCCAAACCCCCCGCAAATGTAGAGCGCCTTACGCGGGTCTACATCAAAATACGGGACGCGAAGGCAAAGTTGGCCAGCGACTTTACGGATGAAGACGAGGCTCTTACCGAGCAGTTGGATACCGTAAAGCGTGAGCTTCTGGCCTATTGCGCAGAGCACGGTATCGAAAGTATGCGCACAGCAGCCGGTATGTTCTATCGGTCTACCAAAACGCGCTACTGGACAAGCGATTGGGAATCAATGCACAAGTTTGTTCTTGAGCATGGCGTCCCTGAATTTCTTGAGAAGCGGCTGAGCCAAGGTGTGGTGAAGCAGTTCCTTGAAGAGAACCCCGAGGTGGTTCCGCCGGGGCTTAACACTGACACTGAGTATGTCATAACTGTGAGGAAGAAATAATGGCAGCTGAATATGCCACTATCCGCGACGTAGCTGAGCACTTTCGGGTGTCAGTCTCTACGGTTCGCAACTGGATCAAGGCGGGTACAATCTCGCCTGATACCTACATCAAGATTAGCGGCACCTACCGGTTCAATCTTGATCTAGTGGAAGCGGCACTCCTGCGCGCTTCCGAAGCCGACAAACTGAACACCTTTCTTAAAACGGAGCACGTAGAATGAGCACTGACCTCTCTGCCTTCAAAGGCAACGCCTTGGTTTCCGGCGATCTGTTCAAACGGATGATGGAAGTCAACAAAAGCCTGTCCGGTTCCGGATCGGGCACGACCCGTCGTATCAGCATCAAGGGCGGTCGTTTCCGCGAGATGTTGAACGGTGAACAAGTCCGCGTTAATTCGTCCGGCAGCATGAACGTTGTTGTGCTGGGCAGCTCGAAAATCCTCCGCACCTATTATGAAGGCGCCTACGATCCAGAGAAGACCTCTGCACCAACCTGCTGGTCGGTGGACAGCGAGAAGCCCTCGCCCGACGTCGCGGAAGAAAACATCAAGGCCCGCGCCTGCCGTGATTGCCCGATGAACATCAAAGGGTCTGGCCAAGGCGAGAGCCGCGCTTGCCGTTTCTCGCAGCGTTTGGCCGTGGCGTTGGAAAATGACTACGAGAAGGTCTATCAGTTGCAGTTGCCCGCGACGTCGCTGTTTGGCGAAGCCAAAGACGGCAAAATGGGGATGCAAGCCTACAGCCGCTTCTTGTCGGCGAATGATATGCCGATCGTTGGTTTGGTGACGCAGGTATACTTCGACGAAAACAGCGAGACACCGAAGCTGTATTTCAAGCCGCAGCGCCCGCTGGAGAACAACGAGCTGACAGCGGTTTTTGATCTGATCGAGCACGAAGACGTCAAGAAGGCCACGACGCTGACGGTTTACAAGAAGGAAGAAGACGGCACCGAAGGGGGCCTGTCTAAGTCCTACAACCCGAAGAAAGAGAAGATCGAAGTCGAGCCCGCCGCAAAGGTGAGCAAGGCAAGTAAGCCGAAAGAGGTTTCGGAGGAGCCGGACGACGTTATGGAGCCGACACGTGTGGCATCTAAGTCCACCGTTGAGCCCACCGCTTCACCGAAGATGGAGTCGGTCCTGTCCGCTTGGGACGACTAAAACACTGGGCGGGGCTGTAGTGGCCCCGCCTTCTCTTACACAAGCGGAAGAACAACATGATTGACCCACATTTTTTAAGCCGCATCATGTGCGGTGATGGCCCCTACTGCTTATGGACAGCGCGCCGTGCAGTGGACGCCGACGGCAAGCCAACAAAAGAGTTGGTAGACCGCCGTCAAACTTTCTACGATGATCTCCCTGACCTCATGGCCGCTGGTGCGGGGGCGTTTGCGAACGACCGCGAAGTGTATTTTGCTATGGCGGCATTCAAAGACTCGAGCACCCGCGAAGCGGCAAACGTCCGCGCGCTGAAATGTTTTTTCTTTGATCTGGATTGCCGTCCGGGCAAGGAATACTCCGACAAGGTTGAAGCCCTACAGGCGCTACGTAATTTCTGTACGCGCAATGCGCTGCCTAAGCCGGTCCTCGTGGACAGCGGCGGCGGTATTCACGGCTATTGGGTTCTTGATCGCGAGGTCAGTTACGAAGAATGGGCGCCTGTCGCTGAGCGCTACAAGGCTGCTTGCATAAAGCAGGGCTTTCGGATGGACATGGCCGTGCCTGCCGATGGTGCTCGTATCCTACGGCTTCCGGGCACAGCAAACTTCAAAGACAGCCCACCATCGCCAGTTACCACGGTAGCATTAGATGTGCCGACGATTTCCTTTGAGGATTTTGCCGGCAAGTTTGAGGGTATTGTTGTTGCACCGAAAGTGTTCATCCCCGCCAAATACAAGGCGATCACCGAGCAGCTGCTAGGCAACAACACAAACAACTTCCGCCGGCTCATCACGCGGCCCGACACGTGCGCACAGCTCATTCATGCGATCACCAACCAAGCCGACATCAGTGAGCCTATGTGGCGGGCAACTCTGTCCATCGCAGCACACTGTCAGGACTCCGGCAAGGCAATTCACGCTGTGTCACGCGAGCACCCTGATTATGACCCTGCCGCTACGGAAGAAAAAGCGGGCCGGATCAAGGGCCCGTATCTATGCAGTCGTTTTGCTGAGGCCCGTCCGGGCGGGTGCGATGGTTGTCCTCACCTTGGGCATATCAAATCTCCTATTGTGCTTGGGCGTGAACTAAACATCTCCGAGACCGAAGAAGAACGCACAGTAGAGCTGCCTGTTGAGCCCGCACGGGCAAACGGGGGGCCAGTTAAGACCATGACGGTCGTCGTACCGAAGCCGCCGTATCCCTACGTTCGGGGGGCAGCGGGCGGTGTGTATCGGCAGGGGAAGGACGAAGACGGCAACCCGAAAGACGAGCTTGTCTACCATCACGATTTCTACATCACTCGCCGAGTGTACGACCCCGAAGTGGGGGACAAGCTCATCTGCAGACTGCACCTTCCAAAGGACGGTGTACGGGAGTTCAGCGTGTTGCAGAGCGCTATCAACTCCCCCGAAAAGCTACAATCTGCACTCAGCACCATGGGCATTACCGCTCGTGGTAAAGCGCAATGGACCTCTATAGGATATTACATCATGGACTATGTTGATCACCTGCAATCTGTCGCCGCCGCCGACCTCGCACACCGCCAGTTTGGTTGGACCGATGGCATGAAATCCTTTGTCATTGGGGAACGCGAGTATATTCCCGGCGGCGTGCGCCACAACCCGCCAACCTCTGAGACGAGCGTCGTGGCCGAATACCTCAAGCCAAAGGGCAACCTCGAAGATTGGAAGGAGCTGATGCAGTTCTTCAATCATGCCGGTATGGAGCTGCACCAACTGATTATCTGCACCGCTTTTGGTTCTCCTTTGATGGAGTTCTCGCCCATCTATTCAATGCTGATCCACCTCGATGGGCCTACCGGTTTCGGTAAGACGACGACCCAATGGGCAGCGGCAGGGGTATACGGCAAGCCAGATGGTTTGATGATCCGCCACGAAGACACCAACGCGTCCAAATTTGCGCGCTTCGAGATTATGAAGAACTTGCCCGTGTATATCGACGAGTTGACCAAATGTGCTCCGGTAGAGGCCAGTGACCTTGCCTATTCGTTGTCCGCAGGGCGGCAGCGTAACCGTATGCAGAGCGGGTCCAACGCCGAGCGTCGCCGTGGGGAACCGTGGCACCTAAGTTCTGTAAGTTCGGGTAACGCCTCGCTGATGGACGTGTTGGAAGCCGGCAAGGCCGATCCCGCTGCAGAGCGGGAGCGTATCTTTGAGATCAACATCAAAGAGTATATCTTCCCTCATTCGAAGGAAGAGGCCGATGCGTTCCAACACGCTATCTTGAAGGATGTCTACGGGGTCGCCGCCGATCCCTATCTGCGCTGGCTTGTCGATAACGTAGAGGAGGTCCGGAAGTTCTATCTTGCTACACAGCAGCGGCTCGACGCAGCGGCGGGACTAAGCTCTAAGAACCGTATGATGTCTGCTGGTTTTGCGGCACACCTTGCGGGGGGCATGATCGCCAAGCGGCTTGGCCTGATTGACTTTGATATGAAGCGCGTGTTCGATCTTGTTGTGAAGTTGATCCGTGAGCGCACCGCATTCCTTGACTCGACCCAGAAGACAAGCGTTGATTACCTCGTGCAGTATGTGTCGGAGAACTACACCAACATTCTGCGGATCAACAGCACCCAAGACCTTCGGGGTAAGGGGGACCATCTGGAAGAGACCTTTGTTGTGCCAGACGCCACGCCTCGCGCTGAGTTCGTTGCACGGTACGAGCCTGATACAAAGCGGCTGTTCCTATACCCGAAACCGTTCCGGACTTGGTGCGTGAAGCAGCAGTTGAACCCCACGGCGCTGATGGAGAACATCAGCAAAGACTACAAGTATGAGTTCAAGAAGATGCGGATGGGCAAGGGGACTAAAATCCCGCTTCCTGCGGTCGCGGTCCATATCATCGACCTGCCCCTAGAGGATTACCTTGATGTCACTACCAATAGTTCAACTTGATGACCTCTACCCCGACGGCCTCGCGATCCAAGTTAAGTGGGAAGCGTGGTCAGTCGGGATGTCTATCTTCGTCCCCTGCACGGGCCTGAACCGTGCGGGGATACACGCTCGAGCCGTCGCAAAGCGAAAAGGCTATACGCTTGCTGTACGAAGTTGTATCGAAAATGGTCTTTTAGGGGTTCGCATCTGGAGAACTGCATGATACACAGTCGGAGTCAGGCTCTCCTCCCAACTAACCCCGCAGGTTTCTCCCCCTGCGGGGTTTTTTGTTTTAGTTGCGCGTAATGCCGTCGATCTGCGCATTGTAGAGGGCGATAAGGTCGTCCCGCACTTGGGGGTTAACCGAAACACCGTTCACCATCTCTTCGACATTCTGTTCCCGCCGCACAAACGATTTCTTGATCGTGTCGGGTGTGATCACCGCTTCTGGATACCGAGCGCCGCTGGTCTGGTTAAACTTGTCCTTGTCCCGCATCGCATCTGCGTAGCCCGCAGTGTCGCCGGTCCGCTGCGCCAGATAGAGCCGCTCGAGGATCTTCGTGCGTTTCTCTTGCACAGCCTTGCTTACGCGAGACATCTCTGTAGCGCGCTCCTGCCGGCGGGTGAGTTCGGCCATGTTAAAACCAACGAGTTTACCGGCCAGCCCGAGGATTGAGGGGTCTTCAAGCATGAAGTTATCCTGTCTCGTGCGTACACCGCCCTCCATGGTAAATCGTGCAGCCTGCAGCACGTTTGAGATAGCAACCGGAACGACGGACTCTATACCGCGCTGGTATTCGCCGGACATTATGTCGGTTACCCCGCGCTTTACTCGCGAGAAGGTTGCCCACGGGGCGCCAAGCACGTTTTGCACGAGGGTTTCTTCAGCAGACGGATCGGCGTTAAACCGATTTGCGCGATACAGTAGGTAGCTCAGACCAACGCGGTCCGACACTTCAAAGCCTGTGATGTTGTTGATCACGCCCTTATACATGAGTTCACCCATCCAGAGCCGGGTCGCTTCTTCTGCGGTGATCTCATCGTCATCGCGGAACATGTTTGCAATCATCGCGTACATACCGAACAACGGCAGGCCGTGTGCACCGGCCATCAAGAGCGTCACCCCGATATGGCCGGTCAACTGCCGGATTGCTTCGTTCCGCTTAGCACGAGCCACAGCGTCGGTGCCCGGATGAGCGTTTATGGCGATTTGCCGCACAGTCTTTACAAGCAAGGTGGTGACGTTGATGCCGTAGGTCTTATACATGAACGCTACGCGACCAAGGCCCCGCTGTGCGAGACGCGACGTCGTGTTCATCCCCGCCGAGCCGTTCAAGAGCTGCGTATTGTAGACCGCTGTTTCCGCCGCCTTTGTCTGTTTTTCTGCGAGAGTCATAGCCTGTTCAGCGGGGGTCGGGGCTTTCTCCATACGCGCTAGTTCAAGGTCATATGTAGCAATCGCCGTGACTTGCCGGTTCATCCGTTCAACCATGTGGAAAGGCGCACCAAAAAAGGCCAGCCCCCGCTCGACTGTTGAGGTTGTTCTGCCTACATCTGCAAGGCCCGCTGACTCGTATAGCGCAGAGTGGTTTGACATACCCCGATCCGAGAGCAACTGTGCAAGCGGCTGCAGTTCGGTCGCACGTGCCACCTTCTCCGTCGAAAGACCGAGGGTGTTGTTCACCACGTAATTACCGTCTGGATCGACGATGTAGTAGTTGTCGAGCGTAGGCATGGCCGTGTCGGTGGTCGTTGTTTGCGCTCCAACAGCAATCGGCAACGAGGAAGTACGCTTCGTCCCACTCCCCATGAAGTCTTTTGAAGCCCGAGCCATTGCAGACGTAGCGGCGCCATACCCGTACCGACCGCCAAGATGGGGCCCAATAATGCTTGCCATACCGCTAAGGTTCACGATCGCCGCTGCAGGAGAACCGAGCAGAGTGTACGCATAGGTAAATTTGTTTGCCAGCCGTGCCGCACGCTCGAGCGCGGTGTTCTGCGATTTCAAGACCGTTGCGCCCAACCGCGACAATTCACCAAGCACCGCCACTTTTTGCAGGCCCTTCTCCGACGACGTGATGGCGGGGTCGGCAGCGGATTTTTGGTATTCCTCCTGCAGTTTGCGGATTGCCTTGCTGAACGTATAGCGGGCCGAGGCGCTTGCGATCGAATACCCTTTTTGGCTCAGGCCAAGGTCTAGGTCTTCAGCGTAACCGGCGGTATTTTTACGCCGGTAGAACTGCTTTGCCAGCGATCCTTCCGGTGCCATCTCAACGATCGCCGTTGCAATTTGCTCGACTACGTCAGGCGGAATCACCTTCTTACTGTTCTTCGCGTTCTTGGCGTTGTACTCGTTGATGATTTTTAACACACTTGCCGCTGCCATAGGGTCTTGCGCAGCTCGGAAACCCTGCGTAGCAAACTCAGTCGCCATGTACTTCGAAACGATTGGATCTCCAGCGGCGTTTTTGCGGACGCCCGGCTGGCCCTTTAGCCACGTCAGGAAACGCTCTCGCGCATTCGATGACTCGAACGTCATTTTAGTCGCTTCGGTCGATTGCGTTACGGGGTTGAACGCCGCGAACTCAAGCCAGTAATCTCCTTCCCGTGAAAGCGGGAAGTAAGGGTCCACACTGCCCGGACCAAAGATCGTGACATACGCACTCTGTTTAATCTTCGAAGCGATGGTCGGGTCGATGTTAAATTCCGAGATATTCCCGTTAAGCACTTCCCAGAGGCGAGCGTTCTCTTTTGCATAGAAGTCGCGCAGCGCAATAAACAAGTCGCGACCTTCTTCGTCCAGCTGCGCAGGATCGTAGAACTGAGCCTTCAACGTATCATACACGGTATTTTGTGCCGGATCAGGGTTGTGCGAGGCCCGCGCCTGTGAGCGGTTCTTGTTAGGCGTTGTGTTGAGCAGCGCAACGGTCTTGTCGCGATCTAGCGCCGACGTAAATTTAATACGACGACGGCCCGTCACGTTGCCCTTTGCGTCGAGGGTCTCGTAGGTCAACCAGAATTTATCGTAGTTGTCGCGATCCCGTGTAACATCTACCCCCTCGGCAGTCATCGACATAGCAAGGGCATCCAGCTTAGACGCCATCGCCGGATTCTTTTTCCGGTATACACCAAGCCGATCGCGCATCGCGTTGACCCGTGCAGTAGCCCGAGAGTAGTGGCCATCCATCTTTTGGATCGTCTGCATCATCTCGTAAGGCTTAGCCAGCCCGAGATTTTTTGCCATATCCCCGATCTGAAGTGTGGGTAGGATACCCAAGATTTGCTCCCGCCCAAAAGCGGTTGCCTTATCGAGCATACTTAGAGTGTCGTCTGCAAGACGGGTCCGCGTATTTTGTGAGTCACGTGCCGCTGCGTTAACACCGGCCCGCATCCGGTCCATGATCGAAGACACCCCGGCACCAGACCGAGAGTACAGAACGTCAGGCGCAGAGTTGCGCTCAGGCGTAACCATCATGTCGATCAAGGCGTCCGAACGATCCAACAGGGTTGGGCGTTTCGTAGACCGCTGCAGGCGCTTAACAAACTTGTTGTACAGCTCCTTGATCCACTCAAGGACACTAAAGCCCTTCGCCTGTTGTGGCAGCGCCAGCCGATCCGTGCTCATCTGCGCGACTGCCGCACGCAGGTCTGGATTTGTTTTGAGCTCCGAAACAAACTCTTCGAGGTTTAGCTCCCCCGGCATATACTGCGCGATATCGTTTACCACTGCATCAAATACCTGCTGCAGTTCAGCCCGAAGCAATGAGTCGGGCTTACTAAGCTCCGCCAGCGTCACTGCGTGCCAGACCTCGTGCAAGAGGGTAGAGACCGTCAGCCCTGTATCCGCGTTTAGTACAACAGTATCCTCATCAGGATAATAGAGACCCCGCACTGCCCCCAGATCGCCCTGCGCCTCATCACTAATTCTAGCATCCGTGGCATCGAGCACGGCTACCTGCGTGGTACTGCTGTTCGCGGCGAGAAGGTTTGCCATTGCAGCAATACGTGGGTCCGTAGCGGTAAACGCGATGTACCGTAGGGCAAGTTTGAGTTGTCCATTCCGGAGCGAGGCTATTGTGTTTTTATCCAGCGGAAGGTTCATCTCGTAAGCTTGCCGAATGGACGCACGGCTGAAAAGTTTACCCCCGAGGAGGGCGCGTGACAGCTCTGCTTCGCGCATGATCTTGAGCATCTCATAGAAAGTCAGATTCTTTCTCTGCTCTGCTGTCAGCTCCGGACGCAGGACGCGGATAGTATAGTCAAAACCGGTCTCGCCTTTACGGGGCGGAAGCCGTCTCGCGGCCTCGATTGTCTGTATTGGCGTTGCCGTCACTGCAGCCGGTCTAGCGGGCAGACTTACGGTCCGACCAGATCCCAGCTCGTACTCTGCGAGCGCTTTCGGCGCAGCTTCTCTTTCGGCGGCGTTTGCAAAGTCTTCGATGGTTACACGAGTGCCGTCGTCTTTTATCAGCCCGGCTTTTTGCAAGCGGCGTTCTTCCGCCTTGGCCTGTCTTTCGGCGAGGTTAGTCGCGTTGATAACCCGTTGACGGGCTTTCTTTTCCACCTTGCGGAGTCTGTCCGCTTCTACCTGCATCAGCTGAATAGCGTCGGCAGATAGGTTGTTTGTAACCCATTGCGCAGCCTTGGACGCAGCTTCGTAGCCCGTGCCTTGATCCAAAAACATAGAGGCTTCGGTCCACGCGGGGAGCTCGGCGCCCTCAAACATCCAGTTCGCGCTCTCCGACCCGGGCGCTTGGTTTTTGTTGTTGAATAGCGTCGCGGTGTCCGGCTCCGCGATATCCCGTGCGATAGTCAGCAGCCCCTCCACCAGCGTGGGGAACTTCTCGAAGTAAGTCTTGGCAAACTTCGCGTTCTGCCGATCGTTCATCAGCAGGTTCGTCGCTTTGGTACGTGGGTCGATGCGGTCTTTGTACGAGAGAAGCTCCAGCACTACCTTGCGGTCACCAAGCGTCGTCGGATCGACAACGTCACCGATCTCTAAAATTATACCGCGCACGATGTTGCTGGCTACGCGGTCAAGCGGGGCCACGCGCTCGTCCCATAGGGTAGCAATCGCTTCGTCAGCTGCAGCCTTTTCGGCTGCAACGGCGTCTTCAACCATGATGTCAGCCCGAGCGTAGATGGCCCGCTGTACTTTGCGGACGATGGCCCTAGCAACCTTGGTCGCTTTGTTTGGTTTCTTGCGGGCCGCACCGGGTTTTTTGGCTACGGGCTCAACTGCGGGCTCGGCGGGTGCCTTCTCCATCTCGCCGGCAAACCAATCCTCAAACTCTGCCTCACTCATCGTTGAGGGCATATCGGTTTCGTCGCCAAATGGAGTAAACGGAGTGGGAGCGGCGGCAGCGGCGGCAGCGGCGGCAGCGGCGGCAGCGGGAGCAGCGGGAGCAGCGGGAGCAGCGGGAGCAGCGGGGGCAGCGCCAAGCGCGTCAGCAACAGTGCCGCCTTCGTAAACGAGCGTATCGAGGACCCGTGCCCGTGTATCGGGGGGCAGTGTGCTGTTGGTTTCGGCCTCGTAGTCCGCAATGTAAGAGTTTGCATCCTGAGCGCGCTCATCTTCGGACCGAATGTCGATACTATATGGCGGCATACCCGCTTGCACGGGGGTTTCTACGGGCGCCGCCGCCGCCGCTGCTTTCGCTCTGCGCTCTATCTCTTGCGCCGATGTGTATTTGTCGGCTAGTTCGCTAGTTCTTGCCTGTTGAGTCGCGCTGTACTGCGGCTTGCCCCAGGCCTCCTCAATGAGTTTGTTGCGGACGGTCTCTGCGTCAAGTCCGCCCTGTTCGTCAAGAGGAATGTCCCAATCAGCGGAAAAGGCCGGAGCTGTAGTGTTTATATTTCCCACGAGATCATCAGCCCCGCCAAGACCTTTACCCCTACGCGCCAGCATCCCTTCTGGGATTTTTTTTCCGTTCAGTGCAAGCGCCTCTGACACTTCGTTGTACAGGTCCGAACCGCGCCGGATACCGCCAACTGCGTTGGAAAACGGGTATTTCTGCTGGCGCGGAGCAAACGGTCTTTTCCGTGTAGGCGCTGCGCCTTTCTCTGCGGTCGCGACCTCTTTCGCTACGCTTGTTTCTACCGCTGGCGCAGCCGGTGTGCGAGGCGCCAAAGACTCAATCGCGTTTTTGTCGATGACGGCGTATTCCGTTTTTCCCCGAGGGTCCGTACCAAACACGACACCAACGCCGTTTGCTTTATATGCGTCGATCTGTGCAGGTGATAAACGGGTGATGTCCCCATTTTTGTTTAGGATTTTTGTGCCGGGTTTGACCTTGACGTTATAGACTTCACCATTTTCAATCTGAGCGGCGTAACTTTCCGCGTAGGCCGCATCGCTCTCAGGCGCGGTGTAGAACCCGCCATAAACGCGGTTCTTTTTCCCTTGCTTCGTAGCGCCGGGTTCCCGCACGATCTCAACGCTATCTAGGGTAAGACCGGAACGCCCCCCATGGAGGAGCGTCATACCGTCAGCGCCGACCTCCGTTATGCCCGGAGTAGCTGCTGGTTCAACAACAGGAGCCGGCACAACCACGTTATTCACCCGTGCAGCGATCGCAGCAAAATCCGGGGCCGGCGGCATACCCACTTCGTCCATATAGACTAGCTTGTCTGCGTCCGACAAAACTTTGAACTCTTCATGGCTAATGGGCCCAGTGAACCGAGGCGCAGCAGGTGTTTCTACCGGCGTTTCTACTGCGGTTGCAGCTTTACGGGCATTATACCCTTTTTGCCAGTCCGCAAACTCTGCTTTTCCTTCTTCAGCTATTTGCGACGGGATTCCCAGCGATGCACGGACGGACACAACAAACGCTTGGCGATCAGTTTGGTCTATGTTGTTTAGATCACCATCGGCTTCAAGGTGAATACGAACTTGCGCAGCGGTTAGCCCTTCAGCGAATAGGTCTTCAATCTTCCCAGTAATCCCTTGGCGATCTGCCCGTTCCCGAGCAAGGGCAACATTTTCTTTCATCCAGTCCGGACCCGCTACATCTATTTTTGGTAGCGCGGCAGGCGTTTCTGTTGGCGCAGCGGGGGTTTCTACCGGCGTAGCCGCAGGCGTCTCTACTGCCGAAGGCAGGTCCACGGCAGGCGCGACTTTGGCCGCAGCCTTCTCTGCTCGGGTGGCGTCGATGTAAGCCCGAACGCGCCCGGGCACCGAGGCGTCTACCATGTCCGGTTTTTTCTCGTAATACTTGAGCAAGCTCTCCAACATATTGAGAGTTTTGTCGCTCGTTGGCGACTCGTTGCTTGCAACCAACTTAGCGTAGATGCCCGCCTTTTTTGGTATCCCGAGGCTGTCTAGTGTCGCAGTGATCGCTTGCTCGGGCGTTGCTGTACCCGCCTCAGTGCGCAGCGCGTCGAGTTCTTCTTGCGATAGGGTATCCGACTCCGTGGACGTATCGGGCGGGGTAGCCGAGTTCGACGCGTTGTATTCCGCTACCGCATCGCCCACCTGCGCGGGAGTAAGATCCCCCGGCGCCGAAAGAGTTGACCCGTCATTTAGCGTGATCTTTGTCGTAGTCTGTCCATTTACTGTGCTTTTTGTCGTGGCGACGACGGTCGCTGGTGCGCTTGTCGCCGGAGGAGTAGCCGCAGGCGGAGTAGCAGGGGGAGGAGTCTCGGCTTCAGGACGCTTACCAAACGCACCGCGACCCGCACTACCGATAACGCCGCCAAGAACACCGCCACCGATAAGGGCGCCCACAAGACGTTCTTGCGCTTCAGGGGAGTCTAGGTCTCCGCCACCCTGCCAGATGGTAGCTAGTTCCTGTAGTGCTTCGGTTGCGCCTTCCGTAAGAGTGCCCTCCACCGCGCCGGTCAATAGACGCGTAGAAAGCTTTTGGCCGGTTTCACCCTCAAGGGCAGCAAGAGCTGCCTTACCAACGCCGAGCCGACCAAGAACTTTAAAGGACATGGCGTCCAGTGCAGACTGGAACGCACCGGTAGCCAGCGCTTTGGTTAAATTGACGTTGCCTTCGCCGGAGACGCGTTCCTGTTCTTGAAGGTTTTCACCCGCGAAAAACGGAAGAGATGCTGCCGCGAACCCAAGCGTACCGGCGGTACCAGCACCAATACCAACGGCAGGAGCCGCCGCGGCAGCTAAGGCAGCAAGACCAGCGCCAGCAACACCGGCCCCCATAACGGGGGCAGAACTACCTGCCAGCTCACCAAGATAAGTAAGCCCCGTACCTAAACCTTTTACGTCGCGGTATGAGAGAGGTGCAGGTTGTTCGAGCGCCAACCGAGCGGCCTGCTTTTCAGCGGCCTGCTCTACGCTAGTTCCATAATCTTCAAGCCCGGCAAACCCGAGTCGATTACCCGTCGTCTGCAAAAGCTCGCCAATACCGCCTTTGGCATTCTGAAAACCAGTAGCAAACCCACGACCAATCGCGGTGCCATCATCTTGCGGCGCTAGTTCTCTCCCAAAGTTTTGCTTGTATTGGGCCGCGAGGCCTGCCTCTTGGTCCATAACGTACTGCTGTATACGCGCAGTTTCGGTCGCACTTGGCACTTCGCCGGCGATCTTAACGGAGTAGGTCTTCCCGCTCAACTTGCCGGTAACGTCGAAAATGCCCATGTGTACGCTCCTTGGTATGCGTAGCAGTATACGTAAACACGCGACTCCGTGCTAGTCTTGTTTTACTCTAGCGGATCTGAGAGATCGGGGATTTCCGCCGCTACATCAGCTCCACCGAGATAGGGCACCCCGTTAAGAAGGTAAACAGAACCGATAGCGTCGTTAACCTGCTTCAGTTGGTTTGCCAACTGGACACGTTGTTCTGCCGCTGGATCAGAGTTTGTGTAGAAGTAGCCCTCTTCGGGGATTGGAGGAAGCGACGCCAATTGGGCAGCGATACCCTCTTTGTCTTTCATCAGCGCAGTAAGGAACGAAGCCGAAGGTGGTTTCCCACCGCCGCCCGAGGCTTTTGCTTGCGCCGCAGCTTTAGCCATCTTGTACTGTTCAATATCGCCCAAAATCTTCATGCGGTCAGCATCGTATTGGTCGCGGCTTTGCTGGAAGGCTGCAACGCCCTTAAGACCGCCTTCACCGGCGGCACCGAGAAGGGTCGGGTTCTGCGAGTTCATCATGCCAAGACCGACCTGAGCCAGTGCCAGCCACTTATCTTGATTCTTAGCCTTCTCACGGTTTGCAAGGGTATCCATGAGCGCTTGCTCATAAGAAGATGCAGCGCCTTTACCACCGCCAGCAACTGAGGCAATACCTTGGGGCGCAGCGGGCGCAGCGGGCGCAGCGGGCGCAGCGGGCGGAGGTTCGGGGAGAACCGGTTGAGCGGATTGCGCAGCAAGGGCGTTAGACGCCGCAACTTTTGCCTGCGTATCAAGTACTTGTTGTTTTGCCTCGTCGGACAGAAACATGTCGTTAAAATAGCTTCCCGTCGTAGGAACTACCGGCGTAATGGAGTTTGGATCAAAGGTAGTATCCACACCGTAGAAACCCCCTAGCGGGTCAACGTAACCATCTACAGTCATGCCATCCGCCATCTTAACAACGCCGCCATCGGCCATCATCTGAGTGGGTTCGGCCTGTGGTGCAACGGACATGATGCCCGTGTTCTGAGCCATGTCGGTTTGGGGAGCCAGTGCCTGAGCCATATCGGTAATACCCGCCTGCGGGACACCTGCAGCGGTTACTACGTCTTGTGCCACGGTAGTCTGGTTCATGCCTTGCTGGCGCTGCGCATCATCGCGCATACGCTTACGACGCTCGATCTCACTAAGGACCAAGAATTGCGGAACCTCCCCCGTGGGGGACTGCATCTGGCTTACAAGCTGCTGCTCCGAGAAGTTCTTCAGCTTGTCCTGCGTGTCGAGCATATTCATCATGGCAGGGCCCCTTACTTGTAGGCGTTGTAGAGAGACAGTCCGGACAGGCCAGCCCCGACGAGTTGCGACGCTGCGCTAGGCCCCGGTGCGGTAGTTGTCGTAGACGTATTTTGTGGCGCAGGTTGACCGCTCAACTGGCTTGTTAGCCAATTAATCTGATCGCGAGTGAACCCCTGTTTCTCTAGGTAGTTCTGGTAGTTGAGGTCCATAACGCGCTGAGCGTCTGCAGTGTTTGCGGCGCCAACCTTGTCGAGCAGCTGAGTATTTTGAATATCCGTCTGCCGCTTCAGCTCGCCTTGCTTGGTAAGGTCGCCGGCCAAGCCTTGGCCCATCTCGATGGCCGCAAGCCCCTGCCCTGCTCCAAACTGGCGTGAAGCTTCGGTACCGGTCTGCACTCGGGCCAGTTCAGCGGCACGGGCTTTCTCAACATCCGTCATGGCGTTACGGTCAGTATTAAACTGGCCCATCGCCGCCTCAAACGCTTTTTGCCGGCCAGTAGCGTCGATATCGCTAAGGTTTCGCAGCAGGGACTCTTGGTCCATGCCCTCTTGCACGAAGCGACGCGAGCCGCCAAAGGCGCCCGAGTTGATAGCCTTCGCATCCCGTGTCCCAGTGGCGCGGTCATAATCTAGGATCGCATTGTTTTTCTGCGATTTAAGAACAGCATCCATATAGGGCGACATGTAATCTGTGACGTTAGACCCGGTGAACTTGGTTGGGTCCGAATAGTTTGCGGCAGTGAAGTTACCGGTCTCGTAATCTCCCAAGTTGCCGAGAGCGGCGAGCCCGGTGCGAGTGTAGTCTTGTGCCTCATTCAGCCCTTCGACACCCGTGCCTGCGATCCCAACAAGTTGGTTCCGGGCGGCAGTCGTGTTCGGGTCATTTGCCGCGATGCGCTCGCCCCGATAGGGCTCATAGCCTTTGTTCGACTCCGCCTCTGCTCGCGCCAGATTGCGCTCGACGTATGACTTCATATACTCGGGGATATCCGCCGTTGTATTTTGCTGGGTCTTTTGAGAACCGCCCTTGCACATGGCTTAACTCCTATCAATTACGCTGGCAGCACGGCTGCGGGGTCCATCGCTTTGGGTTGCTCGGACTTCCCAGTGCGCTCGGAGCGGACGCGCTCCATCAGTCTTTCAAGCTGCTTTGCACCGGCGTCGGATGAACCATTACCTAGTCCACTTACAACATCGGCGGGGACGATAAACTCGCCATCACTTAATAGCACATCTTTCTGCCCGCTAACAGAGGCAGGGATGCGGTCGTTCATGCCGTCACCCGGGCCGGCGAGTTTACCCTCAGAGCGCGCAGCGGATTCTTCTAGGTCACCAGACTGTACACGCTCGATGAAGTCTTTCAGCGCGTCTTCGCCGTACTTTGCCACAAACATGCCAAGGGCCATTGCGGACTCTTGCTCGCCAAGATCACCACTGATAGCTGCAGCCGCGTTCGAAATAATAGACTTCTCGTTTGGCTGACCCTGAGCCTCTACCTCACCGCCTTCGGCATAGCCCCGAATACGTTCGTAGGTGGGGTTTGTAACATACATGCTCGACATCGGATCGCGAGGATCGTAGTCTGGATTCAACACAGGCATGGCCGAGCCCGCCGCTGCAAACTCGGTAGGCGTCTTGGGAGCCACCGATGCGATTGTATTACCTAGCGCTGTCTTACGGTTACGATCGCGGTCTCGTGACTCCGACGTTGTGTAAACAGGACCAGCGGGTCCGGCAGGTCTGGACGCAGCGCCCGTAGCATCCTTCGGGGTTTGCTTTGCCGAGAAGAGTGCCTCCAACTGCTGCAGGCCTGTAGGCCGCTCGGGGACAGTGCCGCCGGCTTTAACGATCTCTTTGTCGGTGCGCCGATTATCTAGATTAGACCGAACAAGGCCCATAGCCGCGCCGGGAAGACCACCAAACAATGCACCAAGGCCAGCGCTCATAAACGGGTTAGCTCGGCCACCAATACCAGTGGCGCCGGAGACTACTTTTGCAATGCCCGTTGGTTCGCGCTTAGACCCACTGGGGGTCGCACCGAAAGAGTTTGAGATGCTGCTGAGCCCGCCCTCAAAGGTAGACCCGCTCCTACCGGCGCCGCCGCCATTGAACATATCCCGAATAGACTCGCTGATAGAGACGCGACCGTCCTTATCTTCATCTGCGCCATAACCAAATATTGCCATCGGGAATCCCCAGTCTCTGTTTGCGCTATACTACAACACGTAGCTTATAATTTCCACCCACAAGATCATAGCCTAGTTTCTCTAGTAGTTCGCCGGTCTTTTCGGCCTGAACTCCTGTGGAGAGCCCCATATGCACTTCGGAAGCGTTGTGCTCCTCGGCCCACTTTTGAAAATCACGTAGCAGAAGCATCCCCGCCCGTGACCCACGATACTCAGGCGTAACATACCACAGATAGTCACTCGCGATAAGGTCGCGCCCAAAGTAGTATTCAGAAATATACCCAAGGAGCATACCGACTACTTCGTTTGTTGGACCAACCGCGACGCGGACAAAGTGGGTATCTGGGTTTGTGAGGCAGGTATGAAACAGCATCGCGCACTTGCGGATGTCCAGATCAAAATGCCGGAACGCGCTCTCCGCGTGCATCTGCTGCCCAAGGTCAAGAATCTCCGACAGGTCTGCAGGAGTTGCGGTGTAGGTACGAATCGAGGTCATATGACAATCCTAAGTTCGCCTGTTGCAGTACGATACACATCGCCGACAGCAAGATCTCCAGCAAGCGCCGCTGCGTTAGTTGCGTAGACGGGCAGGTTGGTAAGTGTAAGTGTGTCGGCCCGCACAGGGCCGGGGTTTGCCACCTGCTGCTGAAACTGCGTAAAGACACGCGTGAGCTCCGACATGTACCGTTTATTGTACAAGTCTGGCGGGCTTGGGAATGGGATAAAGGGAACTTTTGAGGCCATCAGCGTTTACCATCCGTTTTGATATCAAGGCGCGGTGCACCGAGTCGCCATGCCGTGCCAACAAGAGAACTGCTGATTCGGAAGGCAAACGAGCGGCCACGTAGGCGCGTGTAGAGCTGGTCTGTAAATTGCTCAACGGGATATGAAGTAGACCGAACCACAGAGCTATCAACAACTTGGCTGTAATCCGTCCCGGGAAAACGGCTGGTTTTTACCGTAAACAAGACCGATGGCGTTCCGGTGGAAGTGCGGAATGTAAGGTCTGGAATCATTCGCCAAATAAACGTGAACTGCTCACCGTCTCCGATGTCCTGTCCAGAGGATTCGATATAAGCCTCAATACCCACGGGTGGGTTTTGGCTACCGTCGTCGGTGCCATACTCATGGCTGTAGATATATTTATCTCCTCCGGCAGCGATAGGATACGGCCCAATGTTTTTATGTGTCCACGCTGTGCGGGCCAGTGTGCCAAAATACCAGAGTTCTTGCTGATAGTTGTACACAACGTACCGGTCGTTCACGTCACTGTCAGCACTCGGATAGAACCACCAGACCTCGCCAAATGCTGGGTTAGCCCCCGCTGCAACCTTTTCCGACTGCGCCCGATTAAAGCTTGAAAATACGTAATCTTTGACCTTACACGGCATCTGCGTGACAGTACCATTATAAGAGTAGAACTCGCCCTCACCCATCCAATAGACCGCATCACCGACAGACATAGCCGCATTGGGGCTCACGATCGAGGTGTTATCGGACAGCATTGTTATACCGAATGTATACGGAGCCCCAATATATTTTAATGAGTGCACAGCGGTATTGGTGAAGACCACAATCTCCTGCTTTGTCTCAATCGCTGTAACGATAGTAGACCCTGAGCCGATTCGGATGGAACCCGCCGTACTGGTTGACAGTGTCTGCCACTGAGTCAGACTTTCGGACGCGCTAAACCGAATAAGCAGGGGGTCTTGCACACCGGGGGCGCCTTCGTCATCGCACCCAAACACAATCACGTGCCGATCGTTGTCGCTTACTATAACTTGTTTTGCGATGGTCGGCGTGGTAGCAGCCCCGGGCAGAGACGACAACGCTACGGCACGCGGAAAAGCAAGGTCGCGTTCCCAATAATAGATACCGCCGTCCCGCACGTTAAAGAGCAGGTTCTCACCGAAGTTGTCGTGGCCCCACAAACGCAGCTGCGCGCTACTTGTCGTCGTTGTTGCAGGCTCACCCCACCCTCCGATACCCCACGGCCCAGCGCCCCAGCCGTTTCCGCTAACGGCGCTATCAAGACCCGTATTAATCTGGTAGGCGCCGAGGGTGGCGCCGCCGCTGTTTCCGGTATCCGAGGATGTGGCATAGACATAGGCAGGTGATAGCCCTGTTGAGGTGGTAACGCTTGCAACGGTAGATACTGTGCGCGCCTCTACTGTAAAGACTGAGGGGCTAATAACCGAGGTGACTTGATACTCTTGATTAAGCACTGCGGCAGTGATGTTGCCACCGAGGGTGGCAGCGCCAGAAAAGGTTACGAAGTCGTTTTGAACTACCCCATTGTTGGCGTCGGTGATGGTAAGAGTAGCACAATTGACCGGCGCGCTGGTTAGGTGCACGGCAGGAGTTGTCCCGTTTAGGCCCCGTGTAACCCCTCTCAGGTAATCTCCGTCGATAGCGCTGATCGTCGCGCTCGTATAAGACATCTCTTCGGAGTCGATTTTGATCTTACCACCGCCCGCAGGGAACAGTGAGGCCGAGTTAATGCGAAACTCATTTGCGGTAGCCGTGATGTCTACAAATAAGCTGCTGTACGCAGCGGCAACTGTTACAGCGCCGGCAGGCGTTGTATCCCGGATTGGAGTAATATCGTTAAAAATCCCGTTGCCGTAGACATAATATTTCTGCGAGGTGCCGAAACCAATGTACTCGTTGTTATCTAGACCGACCCATGGGTGAATAGCGCGGCACGTGCCGAGCAAGGCTGCAGGGCTAAATTTTTGCCAGCCGCCGATTTTTTCAGGATAGCCTGCACGGAAACGAACCTTGTCGGCATCCCACCAACCGCCTTCGTTGGCATAACCCGTGGTCTCACGGTTTAGGCCGGGCGTGAATTGAAGCTTCATAAGTGGCATGGCGATCTCCTATCACAGGGACTATACCGCATTGTGTAGGGCATGTCACCGTGCCGTAACTTTGCACCCTGCGTCGAGCATATGGATCAACGTAGCACCAGTTACAATGGATAGAGTCCCACCATCCTCCGCGAGAGCAGCGGCGTGTTTGGTCCTTGCAGCGGCGGTTCCGTCGCAGATGGCGCTATTGTTTACCGCGCTCGCGCAGCCACTCACGAAGAACAGCAGGGTCATCACTGATATTGTCTTCAGCATGGTCAATCTCCTTCCGAGTCTTAGCATAGTCCTCTGCCTTCTGAATGGTGCTCTGTTGCTTTTGGTCCCTCTTGCCGGCCATCCACGCCGTGAAGATAATCGCGGCAGCGGCGGCTACCCAGATCGCGGTGCGCTTAATCCATCCAAACATCACTGATCTCCATTGGCCCATTTGCGAAGACGCTCGCGCATGATCCACACCGCCGCAAGCGCGATGACACCGCAGAAAATTAACGCAACGATCTGAGCGGTGCCGTTAAGCATAGACACAGCAGATGCGCCGGCACCTACGGCAGAAACAGCCTGAACAGCCCCCGCTTGCATAGTAGTCGATTCCATCGGTGTATCGCGAGGAACGTCTGGCGTAGCACGTGCGTCTTCGTCTTTGTCCTGCGCAGCAAACCCAAATGGAGTCAGAAACAGGGCGCGTTCAGCAGCGCGACGCCGCACAAGACCGGGAGATACCTTGCCACCCGCCTTATTCCACATCAGAATTGCATCTGCCGCTTTGGCCACGTCGCCCGCGTTGAAGAAGCGAAGCGCGGAAGATTTGTTAAACCGTGGCGGGCCGATATTGTAGGCCAACGAGACAAAAGCACCGAACTCATTGTCGGTAATCGGGCGTTTGATGTGCGGCTTTATTTCGGCAATAAACTTCTCGATGGTAAGGTCGAAATAGTGATCCGCCTGCGCTTGGGTAATTACCATCCCCTCTCGTGGAGTTACACCAACGCCAGCCTCTGCCGTTGTACCCCAGCCAATGGTCCAGACACCTGCGGGGCATCTGTAAGCCTTTAGCTTGCAGCTCTCAAACTCATGGATAAGCGCCTTGGATGCACTGTTAATCATTTGCGTAACGCCCTTTCAATGTCATCTAATTTCAGGAATACAGCTTTGAAGCTGTCTTGGATTTGTTTGAACTCGCGGTCGTGCGCCTCTTTGTTCGCCGACGCCGTTGCCTTAAGAACTGCGATATCCGTGGAATGGGACTGTTGCCGGGTGTAGATCGCAAAGAGCACGCCAATCACCGGCGCGACTGCCCACTTCATAAGAAACTCAAGAACGTCCATTATCAGATCCTCAGTTCGGGGCCACGGGCCAGATTACGGTTTGTGGAAATCCTACCTGCGCCGTAACATCGCGTAAATCCTGTCGGTATGCTGCCCACGCCGCCTGATCCACGGGTGCATCAAGAACTTGAGTCCAATCGGATGCGACCAATAGACGATACCGTTCAGCGCGCACTTGCGCCGCCATCTTCTCTACAGTTGGTTGCATCGCGGCAATCTCGGCATCAGTAAATGGCCGGGTCGTCACTTCGCCTGTCGCTGCATCTGTGATAACTTCAAAGTACTCTGACATTATTTTACTCCGTAAATGACAACAGACCCAGCGTTAAAATTTCCTGAACTTACTGATACAGAAACACTAGTTGTTGCAGTAGTATAACCGGTTTGCTCTACTTGATACCCATAAGGGATTGGTCCACCTGTGTCGAACCAAACAAATGCCCCTGTTGCGCTACTTCCAGTAGCAAGTACGGGATAAGCATAACCATCAACTAACGAAACTAAGACCTTGGCTTTAACATATGTATTGCTGCCAAGCCTAGCAGAAATCTCTGCAGAACCTACCCGGTGAACATGAGATACGGTAGCACTATTACCCCTAACCGAGTTATACATAAACAAAAGCTGCTTGTAGGATGTTAAAACAAGACCGCTCAGTGTCTGAGTAGAACCGCTTGTGGTAGTCAACGTCCCAAGTAGGGTCTGGCCCGTGCTATTTGCCAAAGCAAAAGCGGTTGTCGCGACTTGGGTTGTGTTTGTACCAGCCGCTGCTGTTGGTGCTGTCGGTGTTCCGGTTAGGGCAGGAGAGGCAAGGGGAGCCTTTGCATCAAGTTGCGTTTGAATGGCTGAGGTGACGCCGGCAGTGTAGTTTAATTCGGTTACTGTGGCAGTAAGGCCGGTAATGTCCGTGCTTGGAATCGTGGCGGTGGCAGTAAGGGCAGAGGTACCAGCGCCCTTAACATACCCCGTTAGCGTAGCAACGCCCGTGCCCCCAGCCGAAACAACAATGGGCGTGATACCCGTAATCGTACCGCCAGTAATCGCAACGGCGGACGCGGCTTGAGTTGCCATCGTACCGAGCCCAGTAATGTCTGTGCTTGGGATCGTGGCCGAAGCAGTGAGCGCGGCAGTGCCTGCGCCTTTGACGTAGCCCGTTAGGGTCGAGACTCCGGTACCGCCGTCTGCGACAGCAAGGTCGGTAATACCCGTAATGGTAACCCCAGTGATCGTACCGCCAGTAATTTTAACCGCTGACATGGCGAGAGCGTCAGTGACGTTTGTAACCTTTGCGGTAGCCCCTGCACCGTCCGAATAGATGATTGCGCTGGCACCTGCTACGATAGTGACGTTGCCACCAGACCCTTGGGTAAAGATGACCGACTGTGCCGTTGAGTTTATGACAAAATAGAGAGTCTGCACTGTGGCAGCAGAAATAGTAATTGTATGCGTACCTGAAGGAGACCCAGTAAGCACGAGAACTTTGTATTGTCCGTCTGAGGCAACGCCCTGCAACGTGGTAAGCGTTGAGGAAGTTCCTGATAGGGACAGGGATAGCGATCCGCTAATAGCGCGGTCCAGAATATCACTGTTGGTGTTTACCGTTTCGCCCCATGTACCCGATTGTTCGCCGTTAGCCGGCTTTTGGATACCCAGATTGGTTGTAAATGTACTAGGCATAGGTCATCCTCATGCTACGACGACAGTCGCTCCTGTCTAAGTATATACTACCGCCTGTTATGGAACAATAGTCGAGTAATTAGGCGTCTGGTTTGGCACGATAGTTCCCCAGACAAAGACGCGGTTAACCGAACCTACCCGCCCAACACCCTGCACACCAGAGACGGAAATCAAAGTCCGATTAACCGTGCCAACGCGGCCCGTGCCCTGCACGCCAGTGATAGTGAAGCTCACTCGAGTACGGACTGCGCTACCCGTACCAACAGCGCCAGTGGCCGATACGCCCGTCAAAGACACACGGTTCTGCGGTACGGTAACAATTGTGCCTAAAGATGCGGTAGCGCTAAGGCCCGTTAGGGCCACATAAATCCGGCCTCCCGCATCGCCCAGTACGTCAGCGGCTATAGGAGAGAAACCAAGCATTATGCGCTCACACCCTTGATGATGGTGAAGTTAACAACGGGCGTATCAGACGCAGTGCCCACTACCGAAGCCATCGTGACTTGGAAGGAAGTGGCCGCAACGATGGCGGTTACCGATGCCACATAGGTATTTGTCGCGCCACGCACAGTAAGGACAACGGTATCCGTGACTGCGATGCCAGTGTTTGGCACAGTGAATGAGAAGTAGGTGCCGACCACTGCTGTGGTGGTGAAGAGGGTAACTGCCCCGCTCTTGCTGTTTCCCGTGGTTGGGGCTGCAGTTGTACGGCTCGTGAGCTGAGTCACAGCCACGCCTGCGCCTGTGGAGTAACCTACGCCGCCCGTCCCAGAGGACAGCACGCTGGTCGATGCAGTGACCGTGGTGAATGCGCCCGTTGATGGAGTGGTTGCGCCTACTGTGCCGTTGAGCGCCGCGCCCGTAATTGTCGGGCCAGTGCCAAGAACAACAGCCCCGCTACCGGTGCTTGTAGAAACGCCAGTGCCACCAACGGACACTGCAATCGGTGTGCCCGAAGTATATGGGACAAGGTCTTCAGATACCGCAGAGATAAAAACTGCAGCAGAGCCGCTCAGAACAATAGCTGCGCCACTGTTAGTACTTTGTGATGGGCCCCGCGACAGAGTCGTACCAGACGAAGTATAGGTGCCAACGCCAATTTCCCAGTTCGCGCCGTCTTCGATGACATAGCGGACGGATACACCGTTGGTTACCCCAGCATCGGCAAAGCTCTGGTAGCCCGCAGAAGCAGACCCAAGAGTAATTGTTCCGGCACCTGTTGTGGCCGTGGTCATCTTAGCCCGGTTAAATAGGTTCGCCATGGCCTACTCCTTAGGCAATACGGATGATAGCGTTCGTCGCGTCTGGGGTCGGGAAGATGATCGTGAAGTCACCAGCGGTAGACACTTTGTCCGAACCGAAGTCCAGAATTGCTACTGCGCGGTTGCCGTTGGTGCTGTTGTAAATCATAGCGCCACGAGCAGTGATCGTAGATGTGGACCACGTGGTATCGGCAAAATCGGTAAGGGCTGTGGTACCCGACGTCGTTGGGGTGACGTTCGTCAGCGTGTTGCCACCTGCCGTGTAACCCGTGCCAATGACCTCGTTAGCGGTCGTGTAGACCGTGGTCGCAGCGGTAAAAGCTGCGGAGTTTGTGTACAGCGCAATCTTAAACACGTTACCAGTGGAGAGTGTGAAGTTGTGTAGTCCCTGCAAAACTTCGCCCTTGAAGCTTGTGCACATGAAATTCCCGGTGAAGGCCATATTAAAAGCTCCTTACAAGTTCAGCGGTGTCTGTATGCCCTGCGGCGTCTAGTTTACTACATACCACGGCCCGGTCGCTTTTGATAGCCTCAGAGATGTAGTGGGCTACAAGCGCCGAGATGCGGTCCTTGACCTCTGTGGCGCGGTCCTGAGCGTCTTGGTCGGCGTGTGCGGGCACGTAGACAATCTTATCGGCGCAGCGGGCGGCGATCTCTTCTGGGGTGGATGTCCGGTTGGTGGTCGTCTGCACCCCAACGATCATCGTATTCTGCGGTAGGTCCATTACGGCGCTAACACTCATCTATCTCTCCTACTGCCCGTTCCGGTAGCTGTCGCGTCTACTACGAGCGTCGATCACACCGAGTTTCTGTAGCGCGTCGTCATACTGCGCTTTGTAGTTATTCATAAGGTCCGCGTCGCCCTTCATAAAGATGTAGGCCTGCACGAGAGTGCCGTATAGGAGAACTGCCTCGGCGTTATCGCCCAGCCATGAAGTGCCGCTATCAACAATCGACGGCGGATCAAAATAATAATGCAGCTCGACGGTATACGACGCATCCGGCGTGGGGCCCAAGATCAAGTTGCCCGTTGGAGACGTAGCGCTATCGCCGTCAAACAGAGCGTAATACCGCGGCAGCGCAGTTGTCGCAGCGCTTGGGTACGCCTCGCGGATAAAGTTCACATCCTTGTCGAGCAGGTAAAGATAGTCCCCATCACCGTCTACGACAGCAAGTGAGAAAACCGACAAGAAGTCAGACGGACGAGCGAGATATTTATTCCCGCTCGTCAGCGTCCCGATTACATTCTTACGAAGCTCGGGGATCAACACAGCCCTATACACAATCTCTTCGCAGGTGCGGACAAAATTAGGGATGTTGGCCACGAACGTTTGTTCGTAGTTCTCCGCGTAGTCCTGTACCTGCTGCAAGAGCTGTGTATAGTTCATGGTAATCCTCAGTACGATCCGGAGAACTTCTTGCCGCGAGTCGCAGCGCCAGCGCCGCGCATAACGCCGCCACCGGTTTTCATCTTCGAGGGCTTGTCGTGCGCTACGTCTTTAGACGAGGCTTCCCACTGCTTCATGGTCATACCGGCCTTCTTGGCTTTAGCCTTGTCCTCGCGCATGTCCTTGGCGGTGCCTTCTTTTGACATACCGCCCTTGGCCATCTTGCCGACGCCATCAGCAGCGAAGGATGGAACCTTCTTGCCACCTTTTTCGACCATCTTCATCTTGCCACCAGCAGCATAGCCCATCGCGCCGCCGCCCATCTTCTTCACAACGCCGCCAGCGGCCTTTTTTACAGCAGAGGCGCCGCCGGAGCGAACGTAGTCGATGTAAGAGACGGGGAGGCCTTTAGCTTCCCGTTGTGGACGAGACATAGCATCGTACTCTGCTTCCGTGTAGTTGCCCAGACGCGCTTTCTCGTACTCTGAATAGCGCCCCGTAGCGCTAGGATCGCGGGTGGGAGAAATTGGACGTGCAGGCGTAGCGCTTGTTGTAGGAACTGCCGCTGGCTTTGCCGCATTTGCGGCGCCTGCCATTTCTTTTTGCCCGCCAAAACGACCGAGCGTAAAGGGTTTTTCCGCTGGCTTAACCTTGTTATCAGTAGCACGCGAAGCGCCACTCTTTGGGTTCAAGTTCGCAGGGCGAGGCTTAGGGCCGTTCTCGCCCGCATAGTCCGTGGTATAGGTCTTACCCTCGTATTCAAAGGTCTTGCCTTTACCCTTTTTCTTACGCTCAGCGGCGAACGTCTCTTTAAAAGTGGCCATCTTAATCTCCATCGTAAGGCCATCAGGCCGTGGTTACAGTTACTGTTCCTACAGATCCTACCATATACTGAGCAGGATTACCAACAGGGCTCCAGCCCCAAAGTCCATCACCGCGATTTGCATCGGGGCGGGGGTTCAAGAGGGACTGCGGATCAAAAATCTTAACCCGGCCCAAGAAGTTCTGCGGGTGGTCGGGATCAACCACGTCCTTGCCAATACGAGATCCAGTGCGCACGCCACGCTTCATTTCCCAGACAAGGTCGCTTAGCTTATAGCGAAGTCCTGTGCGGTCGCAGATACCAAACGCGTGTTTACCAGAGGAGTAGGCCATTAGAAGCCCCCCATACCAAACGGGGCCATCGGCACAAAGTAGGACGACGACTTATCGCGATCTTCGTCCGAAGCCAGCTGGAACTGCGCTTCGTATTCTTCCCGTAGGGGGATGGCACGCGCAGCGGCCTCGGGCCGCTTCATCGCGATCTGAAATGCAAGTGCAGAAACTAGAGCAGGCACAAACCGTGGAGGAATGTTCGTGACTGTCCCGCCGATCCCCGACGCCATGCCGTCAATCCCTTTGAGGCGGTAGTAGAGCAATGTGTAGGGCTGCGTGCTGTCCGGGACAGGCCAGACCGTGGCCTTAACTTCAGTGGAGAGCCTTTGAATATAGACCTGTGTAGGCCGACCGATCACGTTCTTGCTGCTCTGCTGAGCATAAGTCGAAACACTAACCCGCATCAGGGCAGTGTCGATTTGCTGCGTTCCAGTTCCAGTACGCAGCTGATGCTCGATCAGATCAATCGTGTCTGTTGGCATTGTGTAGGTAGCTGTACCCGCGATAAGTGGGATCGTGCCGGAGTCGATCGTAAAGAGGTTAACACCACGGTTCTGCCACTCGAGCACGATCATGTTTAGACTACGGCGTGCAGTCTTCAGATCGTAACCGGTACGCATCTCAAGGCCGGCCCGTTCAAAGGCCTCCTCAAACAACTCGGGCATATCGGGTACGATCGTTGCCATCAGTTACCTATCTTTCAACTTCGCAAGGGTTTTAGCTAAACGGGCACGTTGCCCTAGCTTACCCGGTTTTTTAGCCGCCGCATCCAGCTTTTTCTTGGGGATCGGCTTGCCCTTCTCAGCGCCAAGGGCCGAGCGCAAGGCGCCCGGCTTCTTGATAGCGTCCTGAATCCAGTTCTTGGCCATCAGCACATGGTCCCTTTGGTTTTGCCCTTCATGCAGCACCCGTCACCGCGACCCATCTTGCCGCCGCTTTTCATCATAACGGGTTTAGCCGGCTTCATAACGGCGGGCTTGGCACCGGGCTGGCGGTTGCCAAACATCTCTTTAGTCATACTTCCACGTCCAATTGCCATCACGGTCTCCTAAATTTTGCGGTCTTGGTTGCGATTCGCTTTGGCTGCTTCACAAACTGTTTGCCAGCGGCGGTCCCTGCGCGCTTGGCTTTTGTGGTAGCCGCGTATTCAGCAGGAGTTAAAGACTCCCGAGCTTTCTTTGGGAGATACCGCTCACCCGTGGCCTTAGCCCCGACAGTGGAGTTCTTCCCGCTTTTAGTGCCCCAGTCCTCTTTTGTCCACTTGGACATTGATTTCTGGGCGGAGGTCTTCTCGCCAGTATACGCGCCGCCCTTCTCTTTGTAAATCTTTCCCGCCAGCTGCATGGCACGAGCGGAATGTTTTCCGCCCATCTTAGCCTTGGCTGCGGCCTTAGACTTCTCCCAAAGAGCTTCGTTTGTGCGACCCACGGTAGCTCCTTAGCACTTCCAAGCCCGAAGGCTTTTGTTGATCCGACTATTCGGGTCGTTGGCGGTTTTTGCACTCGTCAACTTCTTCTTCATACCCTTCATTCGGGCACAGAATGAATCTCGGCGGGCGCCGCCCTCTGGCTGCGGGGCCTTCAACCCGGGCTTATCCGGGTTAGCCTTATTGTACGCGGCGCGACCCTTGGCGTTCAATCCGCCTTTAGGGTTCTTGCCTTCCTTGCGGGTCCACGCCGGAGTCTTAGCCATAATACACGGTCACGCTGGTAAGGTTCGTGAGGGCGGCGTAAATGCTAGACTCGCAAAGAATGCCTTCCCCCGGAATCAAATTATAAAAAGAAATGGGGGTCGTACTGCTTGGAATATCCAACTCAACAACCGTTGTACCGCCGGAGCCGCCATCTTTCAGCACGAGCTTCCCAGCACTGGCCGCAGTGGCGCAGATCGAGATAGCTTTAATGCGGGCGCGAGCACCAAACACAGAACCGGAGGTGGTTCGGTATGTTGATTTTACGTCAGTTTGCATACTCATCGGAATCTCCTAAAAGATTGTGGGTGCGGCCCCACTTGGGGACCGCTCTATTTCAATCAAGGCAAGTCATGCGCTTGGATGTAGCGGACAGTGATCGTACCAACGCCAGTGCCTGTGTTTGCAGACAGAACGAAGATGCGCGAACCAACAGTGCCGTTGTCGTCCCAGTTTGCGGTGCGCGTAGCATCGCTACCGGGGTTAAGGCCAATTAAACCAATAGTGCCGCCAGCAGCGCCGGACACAAGTTCAGTGGAAGTGGCTGAAGTACCCACGCTAAATGTCGTTGCAGCACCGCTCCATACTGCGGTCACAATCATCTGCATATTCAAGATGTGGCTGTTGGCGGGCAGAACAATTGGGGTTGCCAATGCGGTTGCCGTTCCAGCTTGCGTGATTGGATAGGTCTGCACCATCACCACGTTGCCAACATTTCGCACGTTGGTTCCAATGGTCGTACCAGTGGTGTCAGGGATGTCGCCAGCGCGAATTGGTCCAGAGAAGGTAGTCTTACCCATAATGGGCTCCTTTGCACAATGGGCCACTCTGTCTGTGCAAAGTCCGCTGGGCGCGGTCAGGGTGGCAGTTAAACCCAGTAGTGGGTACAGTGTACCGTGTTTCCTTTTCAAAGGGAAGCGCAAGTTATTCGTCTGTAAATGGGGTCTTCTGCAGGTACTCTATAGCCGCCTGAAGGGTAACCGGGTTGTCGTTAAAAAAACCTAGTGCCCGATTACACGCGTTGCATAAAAGCCCGCGCACAACCTTTGTAGTATGGCAGTGGTCCACCGCAAGGTTCGCATACCTCTGGCTTTTGTCCCCCTCTGATTGCTTGCAGATGGCGCACACACCGCCTTGCGCAGTGTACATATTCTCCCAATCCGTAAGCGTTATCCCAAACGCTCGTTTAAGGTGCGTATTTTTGACGTTTCTTGGTCTCCGTTTTCGATACTCCCGCATGTATTCGGCCCGTTGCGCGTGCGTATTTTTAACGTTACTGCCGGGGGCGTACTTTGTATCCCAGAAAAAATTGTCTGGGCCCATCGGAGCGTCTATCTCCTTGCGCCGTAGCCTGTGGGCATCGGATGGCCTATCACCAACCCCCGCAACGAACGCCCAGAAGTCACCCGCCCACGCGGGAACCATACCATATTTATTCCGGTCTTTATGCCATCCCCAGAGGCCGTATAGAGGGTGTTTTTCCCGTGTACCCCAATCTTCAGGGCGCTTGGCACTTTTAAGTATAGGTCTCTCCATAGAAAAAAGGGGGAAGGTTTCCCCGCCCCCTTTCTATCACCGTGTAGTTTACGTTTCAATAAAAAACGTAACTCAGGCCCCAGGACACCCGTAAATACCGAGCGGATCTGACACCCCGAACGAATAACGCTCGCGGGCCTTATAACGGACGTTCCCTGTGTCAAAGTCCCCGTCCATTGCAGTGACCATAGCGGTACGCTCGAAGTGCTTCATACCGTTAGGAACGTCAGTGGTCAGGAACCATGCGTCGGTGTCAGTGAAGTAGTGGTTCACTGCGTAGCCGCCGGGGATCGAACCATTCGAACGCAGAGCGTTGATGTCGTTATCGGCGGTAGCAACGCGCAAGTCCGTCTCAAGCAGACGGGTTGCAACGAACATCAGTGCAGGCGGAATGATCAGCTTGCGTGGGCGAGCGGCGATCAACAGGCCACGTTCGTCTTTGAACGCAGCGATATCAATCACAGCCTGCTCAAGCGCAGTTTCATTCAAGTCAACATCGACCGCAGGGCGGTTGCTGTTGGTGATGCCCGACACCGTTGGGTGCGAGGTGCTGAACAAAGTAACGCCATCACCCGAGTTAAACGAGGTGAAGCCGGTGTTCAACAAGGAAGCGGCCTTGACTTGCTTCGTGTAAGCCATGGCGCGAGCCAGTGCCTTCGTGTAGCGAGCCGACAGCGAGTCGTACAGGTTATCTTCCATCGCTTCTTCAGTGATGGCGAAGCCCATAGCCACGGTCTCGTGCGTATAGCGAGCCGTGAATGCTTCCTGAGCGTTATCATACGAGATAGCGCTACCTTCGGTCTTGACAGGTGCCGCACCGAAGCCCGACAGCTTTTGTTCCTCTTCGAACGAACGTTCCGAAGACTCAGTATCGTAGATCTCAGTATGCTCGTTTTCGTACTTCTTGTATTCCAGACCAAACAGAGCGTTCAAACCGGGAAGAAGTTCTTTGAGAGCCTGTGCGCGTGAAATTGCCATTGATCAGCCCTCCTTATACGCCGAGCGAGTTGTAATAAGAATGAACACCCACGTTCAGCTTTACGATGAACTCAGGATACGCATCCGCTTCAGTGCCTTTAACTAGGTCGACAATACGCAAAGCGAGAGTCGAAGTAGTTGCCAACGAGCCACCGTTGGAGCCAACAGTCAAATTGAAGCTGGAGATACCGGTGGTAGTGTTACCGCCCGAGCCAAAGCCCAAAGCTGCGTTTTTACCAATAGCGCCCGGCCAACCGGAACCAGAAGTACCGGAGTTAAACGTACCCAAAGCTGCGGAACCTTTAACTTGGAACAGCGCGTCTGGATCGTCCATGACCAAAACAAACACTTCCGTGCCTGATGCAGAGTTGGTGACAGCGTTTGCTGGCAAGTAGTTTGCATACAAAGGCTGGTTGGTTGCTGCGCTTACATAACGAGCGCCAACGCAGACACCAACGATACCGGCAGTAGCATCTGCCGAGGTTGCCGGAATCTTAATAGCCACGGGAGAAGTGGTAACAACAGCCGAAGGCTGACCAGCCGACGACAGGACGACTAGGTCGCCGTTGAAGATTGCTGCGGAGTTGTTTGCAGCAACCTTATATTCGCGGATTACACCGCCATTATAGGACTGACCACCGATAAGATTCAGTGGTTTCAGCCCGTAACCAGTAGCAACAGTAGACATATGTCTGCTCCATGCTTAGGGTGGGACTAGATAAGGTTTAACCCTTACCAAACGTAGTGCGGGACGAACGCTCGGGCCGGAGCACGGGCATCCGTGGATCAGATTCGCGGAGGAAGTTTCGGTCTACAGCGTCCATCTGGGTCTGAGCCTCTTCGACTTGACCATAGGTACGATCCTCTGCGACGTCAGCGGGGATACTGCAAAGCAACAATCCACCAACTTCGATATTCTCTGGGAAGCGAGATTCAAGATCGGACATGATCTTGAGCTCGGGAAATTCAGTCGCCTTAACGGGCACATAACCTTCCCGGAAACGGCGTGAGACGTTTGTCATATCTGCCTGACCCAGAGCGGAGGTGCGAACCCAACGGAACTTCAGTCCATCACGTGGTTCGGGGGTAGGTAGCATTGACTGTCTTTGCCAAGAGCGTTGCCGAGTTGCGTTTTCACGCGTTTCGACGGTACGTGGAGTCCGGTTAGCCATTCTGCATGTCCTTCAGTTTCTGCGCCGCGTAGTCTTTAATCGAAATTCCGAGCCTCTTGGCGATAGCGGCCTCGGACGAGGTTATAACAACTTTCGTGCGCGGTGCGGTAGAACTACGTCCACCGGGGGCCACCACGGAGCCCGTCTTACGTTGTGGTTGTTGTACCTCAGTATCCACAAACCGGTCAGGGTAGCGTTTCTGCATAGCCTGATCGACCTTAGTATAGTACATATCTGAAGTGGAATCAACGCCAGACTCCATCAGCTCTTCATGCACCAACATGGCATAGCGACGCATACCGGCGTCAGTCTGAAACCACTCGTTTTTCTCGGCCCAAGCGCGTGCTTTTGGGTCGGGAGTAGGTACCCGAGGAGCCACAGGCGTAACTGCTGTGGGTTCAGGCTGGCGTGGGGTGGATTGCCACTGCTCTACTCGATCTGCTTCGTTCTGCAGGCGCGAGAGTTTCAGCTGGTGCTCGATTACCGCGTCCGAGTCACCCGCCTCATATGCCTCTTTGAAGGCACGCTTGGCGATGGCAAGATCAGAGGCTACACGGGCCTTAGCCTGTGTAATCAGTACGCTTTCACCTTCGGTCAGGTTTTTACGCAGACCGTCGTTCTCGCGTTTGATCTTCTCAGCATACGCGATTGCGGCTTCGCGTTCCCGGTCGGCGGCTTCTTTACGCCGACGCTCTTCGTGGAACTCAAACTTCAGCTTCTTGATGCGCTTCTGGACAGACTCACTGTGTTTGGTGAGGTCCTCGTCGTCATCATCAGCTGCAGCCGCCGCTGGCTCAGCAGTTTCGGGCTTGCGTCGCCCTCGGTCTTGTTCAGGAGTATCGTCCTGAATCTCAACCTCCAGATCGTCTTCGGTAAGATCGACCACTTGATCCTGTTCGTCACTCATGCGCGTGTGTACCCCCGTGGGTCTTCAACAACTGCTTCGACAGTGTCGTCATTGATGATGCGGAACTCTTTGCCCGCAACCTTGAACCGGGTACCCGAGTACGAACGGAAGATGATAAAGTCACCTTCTTTGCACCATGGTCCGGCAGGGAAGCGCGCTGGGTCACTATAGGCCTCGGGGCCAATAGTAATGACATAGCCAATAATAGAGGCTGTTTCTTCCATCTTCTTTAGCTGGTCGGGCATGTAGACCCCACCCTCTGTCTTTCCGGTCATTTCAGGAACGGCGATAAGGATTCGATACCCCTTCGGCTCCGGAAGTTTTGCGACAAGTGTCGCGTCCATTTCAGTATCAGTAACGTACATCGTATCTCCTGCAGTGATATAAGGCTCACCGTGCCTATGCGTGGTCGATTCCACGAATGCGTATAAGAGGACTACTCTAGGGTATATCGTTGCTCGAGGTCCTTCAGTTCACCCTCGAGGCGGGTCAGGGCGGTGTACTCGCCCACACTGCGCCAATAGTCTTCCGGCGTTTTTGCGCCGCCTTCGGCTAGGTTTACCTGCAGGCTGAGCTTGCGGGCCTCTAACTCACGAAGTACCGGATAGAAGACGCCCTCGCTCATTCAGTCAGCCCCCTTGCCATTTCCATGATAGTCCGAGCGGTCTCTACGTTGGTCTTCTGGTCCAGCTCGGCGGCTTTGACGCTCATGTTTGCGGCGGCGCGCTCGCGCTCAGCCTCTACGCGGTCTGCTTGAACCAGCGTGTTGGCTTCCTTGGTGACCTTGTCCAACTCAAACTTCAATTTATCCATCTCAATCTTATGGGCCAGCTCTTTCTCCTTGATCGCAAGCTCGCGCTGTTGGATTTGAGTGAGCGGGTCAGCCTGCTGTTCCTCAGCCTGCTGCGCAGCGGCTTCGGCTTGGTCTTTTTGGAACAGCTTTGTTGCGGCCTGCGCGACAAGGCGGGAGACCTGCAGTTCAATATCCTCGGGCATGGGCGCCTCTGGATCGGGCAGCTCGACGCCGAGCTGTTTTTGTATCTCGACGCGATACTGAAGTGCGACGTGCTCGGTGATGTGAGACATCATCGAAGACTGAATAGCAGCTGCAAATGGCGACTGCCCGACAATCTGTTGGATCTTTGGGTCGTTCAGCGCCATCATGTGCGTCTGGATGTGCGCCTCGTGATCTTGGTACGCGAAGGCCTTGATCGGCTCTTGCTTCAGGATCGCCATGTTCTCCGTCACTGGATCGCGTGGCTTGATGTCGTCCGGCAGCTTAATGATATCCGAGGCATCTTGAATGCCCATCACGTTCAGCATCTGCTGGTGCAACTTGCCCATATCGTACAGTTGAGGCGCCTGTTGTGCCAACTGAAGCGCCGCTTGATACTGCATGATCCGCTGAGCCATTGTGGCTGCGTTTGGATCGGACACGGGAATCACGTCTACCTTGCTGCCAAAGTCCTCAACGCGGTTGGCGGGCTCTTCGAGCTCGTACGAGTACTCTGGCGGCATGTGGTCGCGTACAATCCACGCCAAAATCCGTAGTTCTTGCTTCATGGCAGCGTGCAGGCGGGCCTGAATACCCGACATAACTTTCATGGAGCGTTCCATAAGAGCCAATGTAGTTCCCACAGGCGCCTGCGCGTTCATGTCCCC